ACTATATATAGTAAGACCTAAATGGTAAGACCTAAATGGTAAGACCAAAGAGGTAAGACCTAAATGGTAAGACCTAAATGGTAAGACCTAAATGGTAAGACCAAAGAGGTAAGACCAAAGAGGTAAGACCAAAGAGGTAAGACCAAAGAGGTAAGACCAAAGAGGTAATAAATGGGATTAGATTATGATTAAAATTATATTGATACTATAAAATAGTGTGGTTTTGGTTATAGGAGGATTGTGTTGATAACAGAGTTTGTAACAGAAGATGTAAATCAAAATGATATACAGAATAGTGTATTAAAGCGAGATGGACGAGTTGTAGTATTTGATAGTGGTAAAGTATTCAATGCTATGTTGAGTGCGTATAGTAGTTTACATGATAGCATTGATAGTGAGTATATCAATGTATGTAATGATGCTATTAATACTATATTGGATGAGTATGATGCACTTTACGATGTACTTGATGGTAGGATATTGGGTGTAGAGGATATACAGGACATTGTAGAGAATACGTTATTAGATTCTAAATATAATGATGTTGCTAAGGCATATATATTATATCGTGAGAGTCGCACATTAAGTAGGGAGACTACAGTTGACAAGGTAGTTAGTGAGATATTAGAAGATAGTAATGATTATTGGTCTACAGAGAATAGCAATAAAGATTCTAAATTACTAACTACACAGCGTGATTATATGGCTGGTGCTATTAGTACAGATATCATGCGTAGGAAGATATTACCTAAGAATTTAGTAGAGGCACATGATAGTGGTATCTTGCACGTACATGATATGGATTATATCTCAATGAAGATGTATAATTGCTGTTTGATTAATTTAGAGGATATGTTACAGAATGGGACTGTTATCTCTAATGTAAAGATAGATAAGCCACATAAATTTAGTACTGCGTGTAATATAGCTAGTCAGGTGATTGCCCAAGTGGCTAGTTCCCAGTTCGGAGGTCAATCTATTACATTAGGTCATTTATCACCTTTTGTAGAGGAGACGAGAAAGACATTTAGGGATAAGTTTCCTAATGCTAGTGAAGAGTTGCTCAATGATATGGTTCGGAGTGATATTGAGGCTGGTATACAAACATTACAGTATCAAGTACTGACATTGATGACCACTAATGGACAGGCACCATTTTTAACAGTATTTATGAATTTAACAGATGTTGAAGATGGTAGTCAGCGTGAAGATTTAGCGATGTGTATTGAAGAGATGTTAAAACAACGTATACAGGGTGTAAAAAATACAGATGGTGTGTACATTAGTCCAGCGTTCCCTAGATAATTTGGGGAAGTAAAACATAGTGAACTTAGAAATCTAAGGTGTCTTTATTATAAAGGCTAACGGTAAAACCCTAAACACTAGTAGTGCATGGCAATACCGTGCCAAGTTCAAAAAATGAGGTATTAAATTGAAGATTAATGATATATATGGTGATTTTAAGGTACTAGACATATGCAAACAAAAGAATTGTAATGATAAAGTAATCGTTGAATGTTTGCAGTGTGGTAGACAGCAGACATTGATAGGGTCTGGTTTAACAACACGAAACAATACTCATGGAAATATATGTAGTAAGTTGTGTGTTAAGTATCAATTAGGTAGTAGTCGCAATCAATTTTACTCTATATGGTGTAACCTAAGAACAAGAACTAAACCGAACTACTCAAAACACCATAGATATTATGATATTGGTATCAACTCTAATGCGTTTCAGTATTTTGTTGATTTTTATGATAGTATGTATGAATCTTATATAGACCATATAAATAAATATGGTGAAGGTAATACTACTATAGATAGAATTGATAATAATGATTCATATTACCCAGAAAATTGCAGAAGGGCAACTTGGGATGAACAGGCTGATAATAAATCGAGTAATATTAAATTCAAAGCGATATCTCCTGATGGTGTTGAGTATCATGGTAGTAACTTAAAGAGGTTTTGTGAATCTCATGGGTTAAACTATGACAATGCTGTTATAGGTCTACATCGAGGGAATCAATCTTGGCGTAGTGGCTGGTTTTTTGAAAAGGTGTAACGACTATTCCGTAAGGAAGTAGCTTTTGTGTGAAATTCATAATTGCGAAGTGCTATGCCTGTATAGAAATATACAGTGAAGAGATAGTCTAATCCGACTTATTTGATAAGTGTTAAAGTACCACGAAAGTGGCGGTAGAAAATGAAATTAATTTATGCATTAGACGAGTGTAATATCACTAAAGATAGTCAATATTTTTACTTAACAGAGTTAAGTGCTAAGTGTAGTGCTAAGAGGTTAGTGCCAGATTATATCTCTACTAAAATTATCAAAAAACTTAAAGGTGGTGATGTATTTCCACCGATGGGTTGTCGCTCATTTTTAAGTGTAGATACTGCTACAGAGAATTTAGCACGTGCTAAGAATTGGGATAGACATAAGTATCATAAATATTATGGTCGTATGAATTTAGGTGTGGTAACATTAAATCTTGTAGATGTGGCATTAAGTTCTAAAGGTGATATGTCTAAGTTTTGGGAACTAATGGAAGAGCGTTCTGAGTTAGTACATGAGGCACAATTAATACGATACAATCGATTAAAAGGTACTAGGTCTGATGTAGCACCTATATTATGGCAACATGGTGCGATTGCACGATTAGATAAAGGTGAGGTTATTGATAGACTTTTACTTAGGGATTATGCCACTATTAGTTTTGGTTATGGGGGTTTGTGTGAGTGTTGTATAGCTATGCTAGGCAAATCTAATAAAACTGAAGAGGGGCAACAGTTTTGTAAGGATGTACTAAACTTCATTAATAGAAAGTGTGAGGAGTGGTCAGATGTTGATAATTTAGGTTTTTCACCATATGGTACTCCTATGGAGAGTTTGACATATCGTTTTGCTAAGACATTGCGTAAGCGTTTTGGTGTGATTAAAGACGTAACAGACCATGACTACATCACAAATTCGTTCCATCTAAACGTGAGGGAACAGGTAAGTGCATTTGATAAGATATCTATTGAAAGTCAATTCCAAGAATTGAGTTTAGGTGGTTCTATTATTTATACTGAAGTTCCTAATATGCAAGATAATATAGAAGCTGTTATTCAGCTTATGCAGTACATGTATGAGCATAGTATGTATTCTGAGATAAATACTAAATCAGATTATTGTTCTTGTTGTGGTTTTGATGGTGAGATGGTAATCAAGGGTGAGGAGGGTTCATTGTATTGGGAATGTCCTAATTGTGGGAATACAGACCAATCAAAGATGAACGTGTGCCGTCGGGTTTGTGGTTATCTGGGTACTAATTTCTTTAATCAAGGACGTACTGAGGAGATTAAAGATAGAGTATTGCATTTAGATTAATATAGGCTATTGTAAAGTAGTGTAAATTTTGGTATACTTTAGGTGTAGGTAATGACTTATACCTAAAGTATATTTTTGTTTAAAAGGATGGTTATTATGAAATCTAATAGTTATGAGCAAGACGTGTATATTTTGTTTACTACTTCTGATTTGTTTAGTTCTCCTTTGTTGGGTGTATATGCAACTAAGGAAGAGGCTGAAGCTGAGTACTTAGAAGTACAAGAGGAGTATGGGTTAGAAGATTTTGAGTTAAGTATTGAACGTAGTACATATACTTTTAAATTCAAAGAAGGGGTGTAACTATGGTTAGCAATGAATTTATTCAAAGCTTATTATTGAGATATTCTACATATTTGTTTGGTGGTAAATGTACAATAGTAGTTATTGATGGTGCTATGGTAATGTCATGTAAACAAATTGATGATGGCATTGAGTATACTGCGGATTATGTCTTTGAATATGATGGTAAAGATACTGTTGATTTAGTAGGCATTGATGTTAAAGTTACTGATACTGTAAATGGGATTGAATATTTTAGTATTCAATCTAAGAATTCTTGTTATATTTATAGTACACTACAATTCGTAGTGCAGATGATAATTGATAATGATTTAGATTTAGTAGATTGTGCTAAAGTTATTATTAAGGGCGAATAGGTTGTGATAGTATGGATGCAAAAGATAAAATTCTTGTAGATATACAAGAAAATAAAAAGTATAAAGATTTAGATGTTGTTGGGTTTAGTGGAAGTGATGCTACCCTTATACGTAACATTTTCTCTAAATATGATGAGGATTTTAAAAGGATGGCTAAAGAGGATAATTAACTATGTTACGTGTTAGTGTCACTGATGTGATTTCTATGCATGAAAACGTCATAAATGTTTATGGTGGTATTCATGGCATTAGGGATAAAGGATTATTATCTTCTATTGTTAGTGGTGTTTTTCAAACATTTGGTGGTAATGAATTATATCCTACAGATAAAGATAAAGTTTGTAGGTTGTATTATATGTTTGTTACTAATCAAGTATTTTTAGATGGCAATAAGCGTACTGCTACAGCTTTGTGTATGTTTCTTAATAAAAAGTATGGTATAAAGTCAAATGTCTTTGATGTTAATAATCCTCATAGACTATCTTTAGATGTTGCTAATGGCAACATTTCATATGATGATTTATTAGAGATGTGGTGATTAGTTCATGGATATAGAATCATATAAAGATAAAGTAATTGCTAAAATAAATTCCATGTCAGATGAAGATTTACGTATGGTTTTCAGTAAGGTTCTAGATGGATATGAAAAACCAATTCCGTTGATGGCTATACCTATTGTAGTTCCTAGTCTTAGCATTAAACGTACATTTATATTAGTGTTTAGAAGATGTAATATGTATCGAAAGTGTGGTGATGTTGTTGCGATATGCAGGACTAAAAGAAAATGATATAGTCGATGGGGAGGGTGTATGCGTTTCCTTTTGGGTGCAAGGCTGTTGTCATAGGTGTGATGGTTGCCATAATCCTGATACATGGGATATTAATGGTGGCTTAGAACTGCCTAATACATATATTGATGATATCATTAGTTTATTGTCAAAGAATGGAATACAGAGAAATTTAAGTATTTTAGGTGGAGAGCCTTGTTTAGATAGTAACGTGAGTATTGTGTTAACATTACTTAAAAAAGTTCATACAGAGGCAAAATTCTCAAAAATATACCTATGGAGTGGCTTTACTTTTGAAGAATTGTTACAACGTGATAACACAAAAGAGTTATTACAGTATGTTGATGTACTAGTTGATGGTAAGTTTGAGTTAGAGCATAGAGATATTACATTGAGGTTTAGAGGTTCACCTAATCAACGTGTGATAGATGTTCAAAAGTCTTTATCTGATGGTAAAGTTGTGTTATATTGTACGTAGTAGATAACATTGAGTAATATATAAAAAGGGGATTATATTATGGCTGTGAAAATGCAAGAAGATTACAGAATTGGCGATTATGTAGGCACTTTTGGTTTAGTTTGTTCTGCTTGCGATGATTTTTTACAATCATTGAAAGATGATATCGACTATAAACGTGTAAGTGATTTACATGGTATGGTAGTTATTGTAACAAATAAAGATAGAGATAAAATTTCTTTTATTGTTAATGATGTGCGTTTTGATTATCGTGATGGTAGATTATACTTTAATGATTACATGGATGCATTGTATGAAAGACCTTATATTCTACATCTAGTTATTGCTACTTTTAATGAAATGTTATTACATGATGTAGATATTAGTAATAAAAGTTGTATTCAGAATTGTGTAACAGCATTTTTAATGCTACAGGGTTGGTTTGAGGATAAACGTATTTCTGATTTAGAGTATGAAATTGAAGAAAGTGATAGACGACAAGCCGCACGTGAAAATGCTGAGTTTTGGGAAGAGTATTATTTCTTTAATCCTAATGATGTTTAATAAGAGGTGTATATGGTAGGTTTAATTAATAAAATTTTGTATTACTTTGACATGATGTTGGTAAGTATTAATAGTACTGAGGGTAGTCTTGTTAAAATTGAAAATGATTTAGGTAAGACTAAAGAGGTTGCTACTAAGGTAGTTCAGATTAGCTTAGCTATTAGTGAGATTGTAGTTCTTTTGTATAAGGTATATGGTGTATTTCTAAACACTTCTACAGTTCTTCAAAATGGTGCTTTGGGTGTTAATGATGATAAAAATAATTCCTATAAAGCTATGAAAGACTTGCAAAAGAATGTTGATATTGAATTATTGCAAGCTGTGTTAGAGGATAGTACAACTGTACCAGATAGTTTCATTGATAAGTTGCATGCTGATGTAGAGGCTTATAAAGATAAATTAAATAGTCGTATTGAAGCACGTAGTGATAACTAATTAAAAGGGGATTAAATTATGTTATTATATTTTGCTGTAGATGAAGATGATACATGCTTTCATTCTTCTAAGATTTTTAATAATCTTGAAGACTTGTATAAAGAGTTGATGGATTATCGTAAGAATGTACATTTTGTGTATAGTGTGTCATTGTTTGTGTATGATACAGTTAGTAATAAAGGGTGTTCTATTGTCATTATGTCTGATGATATTACATCTCTTTCATTTGATATTTCAAAGTCTTATGTTGGTATTTTTACTGAATATTATTATAGAGAAGGTACTGTTGTTACATCTATTAGGTGTAGCATTGTAAGTGATGAGTGTGGCAATTTTGGATATGATTTTGTAACAGTTACTTTTGATGATGAGTCTGAATTAAGACTATAAAGCATAGGGGAAGTGAAAAAAAAATGGCTGATGCGTTGTTAGAAAAACTAAGAACACAGAGAACTACTTTACCATTTAAAAATGGTGAGTTTGCTAAAACATTTTTTGATTTAGTCGATGAAGATGAAAGAAATTATCCATTACTTCATGATAATGTTGATAATAAAAAATGTTATGTCTATTCTTATAAAATTGATGTTGGATTTTTTACTAAAATATTTGTCTTTAAAGATGATAAATATAATGAAGAAATTAAAATTGACGTGTCTATTTATAATAATGTAATTGTAATTTCTTCTAGTTCTGATAAAGATAATATTATGGGTTTATTATATCAATATAAAGAATATTATATGCGAAAACATTATGCTAAAGTTATGCTAATGGATGAATTCATTGAAGCACAATTATAATAAAGAAGTTCCTGTATATTATAATTGTGGTAAAATACAGGGAAGATATATTAAACCTATAAAAATTAAACAAAAGACAAAACCAATTTTAGTTAAAAAGGAAACAAAATGAGAATTACAAGAAAAGAAATTTTTGTAAAAGATTCAAATCAGTGGTTTGATGGTTTCAAAAATACTTTATTTTATATAGTGCTAAAATTCTTGATACATTCTACTGAAAATTAAATTGATTTTAATAATGGTATTCGCATTTTAAAAGGTGGCGATAATAAAATAGTTTTTGAATATATTGCTGATAACGATTTCCATGAAAAAACAGTAAATGATATTATTGAATTAATGAGAGACGAGGAAAGGTAAAGTAGATAAATACGCTAATATGTAGTATAATAGTACTGTATATTAACGTATTTTTTATTAGGTTGGTGGTGAATTATTTGGTTGAGACAATATTGCAGTTAATTGCTTGTCATTTAGTTGGTGACTATGTGTTACAAAGTGAGTTCTTGGCTACAACTAAAGGTAAGAACTTTTATCATCTTTTTGTACATTGTTTCTTGTATTGTATACCTTTTTGTGTTGTATTTGGGTTTTCTTCTCACATCGTGTCTATTTTTGTGGTACATTTAGTTGTAGATAATCTTAAAGCTAGGTATGATGCAATAGATTACGTTGAAGACCAGTTAATTCATTATGCGGTTTTAGTGCAGTTTTTATTGTAGAAAGGTTGGGTTTTGGTTTTGGGTATCGATTTATCTAAAGTATCAATTAATATTAAGGATATTTCTGATGATACAAAAAGAGGTTTTGAGGTATGTTCTAGTGGTGTAGAGTTTGATTGTAAGTTACCTACTAGAAGTACTACACATAGTGCTGGATATGATTTCTATGCTCCATATGATGTTGTAATTCCATCATTATGGAAACAGGTAGGTAAATATTTATTACATTCCTTGTTGCATTTCTCTTTTAATAGTTATAAAGAAGTTATTAGACCTACGATGATTAGGACATATATTAAAGCCTACATGGGGGATGATGAAGTATTGTATATTTATAACCGTTCATCTAGTCCAATCAAGAAAGGATTGATTTTATCTAACTCCGTTGGGGTGGTGGACAGTGATTTTTATAATAATGAAGATAATGAGGGTAATATTGGTGTAGCTTTTTACAACTTCTATCCTTTTGATGTTACTATCAAAAGGGGTGATAGGATATGTCAGGGTGTATTCTCTAAGTTTTTAAAAGCTACAAATGATAATGTACTTAACAATACACGTAGTGGTGGTTATGGTAGTACTGGTAAATAGGTTTTGGTGAGGTAGATATGGTTTTAAGTAAAGTAGAGATTTCATATAGTGATATTGAAAATAACAATATTAAATATGATACTAAGAAAGCATTGTCTATTATATTAGATGATAGTACAAATAAAGAGGGTTATTCTTTTATGATTAATCCAAAGGCTTTAAATTCATTATTGAAAGCATTAGAAAGTGTTAATGCTGTAGATAAGATTGTAATTGTACCTACAATTCATAAAGGTGATTGTATGTATATTATCACTAAATGTTTTGGTAGGGTTGATGCTTTATTATGTTCTGAGTAGGTGGTAGATATGAAGTATTTTATTTCTGATTTACATCTAAGTAAGAGTGGTATCAATAAAGTGTCTGGTGTAGATTCACAATTACACAATCAGTTTGTATCTACAATGTGGAATACAGTTATTACAGATGATGATGAAGTCTATATTGTTGGTGGTGTTGGTGATTTATCATTATTAAGCACTTTAAATGGTAACAAGGTCATATTGTTGGGTAAGTCTGATTTGGATAGATTTAATCAATATGTATCATCTGTTTCTACAAAGAGAGATGCAATTCTTGATAAAGAAATGTATCAAACATACTGCAAGAACGAATTTAATGTTCAAGTACTCTTTAGGGATACATTAGAAGTAACTTTATGTACAAATGAGATTGTTAGACTTTGTGTTGACTATGAAAATGCTACGATGTCTAAAATGTTTACACTAGCTAGTGGTATTGGTAATTACCAAAGATTATTTGGTAGTGGTTTAAATTTGAGTTCATTTGTTAATGGGTACAAACCTGTTTCTGAGTATGATATTATTTCAAGTATTCGGAGGGGTTCAGATGAATTACTTTACTAAACATAAAGATAAGTTTCTTAGGTTAGTGTCTTTATTTATCAAATATCTACTATTTTATATAGTATCTATTGTTTTCTTTGAGTGTTTTCTGTTCTTATTGTCTTTGATTATTGGTTCAGATGCTTATATCTCATTTAGAATAATTGTTAATGTAGTAGAGTTCTTTGAGACTGCATTATTTATTATAATGATTCCTATTCTTTTCTTTTGTGAAGTATTCAATGTGAGTTTTTAGGTTAATGGTGGTGATGGTTAATTGGTAGATGGTAAGATACTATTCTTATGTGGTAAGGGTGGTACAGGTAAAGATAGTGTGATGGGGTTCTTAGTGCGTAAATATCCCGATATATTTGAAAGGTTTGTTATTACAACAACAAGACCTATGCGTGATGGTGAAGTTGATGGTGTTGATTATCATTTCTGCACTAGGGAAGATTTCGCACGTAAAGTGGTAAATAATGAGTTTTGTATCGTTGAGTATTATAATGTAGTTAATGGCAACTCAAATTATTATGGTGTAGGAGATATACCTAATAGTAGTGATAAAGTGTATGTTCTTTGTGGTACAAATACTCAATATGATAAATTTAAAGCTAGGTATGGTGATAGGGTTATTGGTGTATATTTGTATAATACAGCATACACAAGTCTAACACGTATGTTATCTAGGCTTAGAGATAGGAAAGAATCTAATGTGTTGGAGGCTTGCCGTAGGGTTTTGTCTGATAGTCAAGATTACATGTATATCGACTTTAGTTCTTTTGATTTATTGATTAATACAGAAGACTGTACATTAGCTGATGAAGTTTCTTTAATACATAAGTTATTTGAGTAGAGAGGTGTTCTATGAAGGTAGCTTATTTGAGTGATATTCGGATTAATAGTCTTGTAGGGGAAGAGACATGGCTTAATGAGTCCTTTGATTATTTTAGTTCAATTATGGCTCAGTTTATTAGTCGGTATTCTGATACGATTGATTATTTAATTCTAAATGGTGGGATATATTCTGATAGTACTAGATTTCTTGAATTTGTTGATTTTCTAGATACTTCTTTTAAATCTCATAATATACATACTAAAGTATTGTTTAATGTAAGTAATATAGAGTATTATAGTAATTCAGTCTTTGTAGATAAGGTAGGTCAGTTTTATGATACTGATAAGAAGTTTAAAAATCATAGATTATACCTACCACGTAACCCTATAATAACTAAAGATACTTGGATATTTGGTGTTGATACATGGTATGATTACTCTTTGTATAGGGGTAAACCTATTTCTTTAAAAGATATTACTAAAAAAGATAATCGTGGTTTCTTTGGTAAGTTGTTTAATAAACGAGTTAATCTAGATAACTTTAACATAACAGATGAGAGTGATTATGCTTTTGGGTTACAAAACACTTTTGATGTAAAACGTACAAATGATTGTGTAGATTCTTTTAGGCATATATGTGACAGGTATGATAGGACTATTGCACAGCCCACTAACAAGGTTGCTTGTGGTTATTTTTATAGCAATGCTTTGTTTCTAAGCGATAACCCTAAAAGGGATGGATATAATGATGCTTTCAGTGGTAGCTTTAAGTTTGATGAGACATTTAAATCTCATGGTATCACTGAGTATGTGTGTGGTAAAGTAAGTTCTTATCGTAGTCATATTACTATGGATGGTATTATGTATAGGAATAGTGCTACAACATTACGTAAAAAAGGTTTCATTACAACAGATTGTTTGTTAGGTGATGTGTTGGTAGTAGATTATTAATACTGATTTGGTTTAGGTAGTGGTGGTAGCTTATGAAAGTCATTGACGTAGATAGTATTTTAGAACAGAAGAAGAGTATAGCGTACAATACTAATAATGAAAGATACTTATCTAAGCTAGAGGTGTTAAATGTTCTGTATGATGAGTTACCTAGTGTTTGTGATTTACGTGCTGATAATGTGTTAGATTCTAGTAAATATGTTCAATTAGCTAGACATTATAATTATAAGAATTATCGGTTACTTCGGTATGGTGATATCAATAAGTTAGGGTTGCGGAACTCTTTGACTCCTTTTCATCATAACTTTATTAAAAATATGGGTGGTGCTGTGTTGGTTATTTTTAATACACTAAATAATAAACCGGTATCATGTGTATTTAGGGGAATAACAGAAAAAGAGTTCATAGATTATAGTGCGTTACAATCTATGTATGGTTTTGATATGATAGACTCTAACTTTAAATATGGTGATTGGATAGTTATTGTTGAGGGTTTATATGACGCTGATGTATTGCGTTCAATATATCCTAATGTATTAGCAATGCAGACATCTAATGTTAACTCATTACAGGGCGAGATATTGTTATCAATGTCAAATAAGTTTATTGTGGCTTTTGATAGTGATACTGCTGGTGGTGTTGGTTATGATAAAGCATATCATAGATTAAAACGAGACAATACAATCGTACAGAAATTACAAGTATATGGTAGTGATAAAGACGTTGGGATGTTAGAGGAATTTATATCTAATAGTAGTGAATATTCTAAGCGTAAAGCTTATTATACAAGTACAATCGATGAATTAAAGAAAGGTAGTATACTCGGATGGTAGACAATCAAGGTACAAAACAAGATAAAAAAGTAGTTGCTTTTGCTGATAAAGGTAGTAAAGAGTTAAATCGTAGTGTTAAGCGTAAAGAGTTTGTTGAGGTTATGGAACAGATTTTTGAGCGTATGAATGAGACAAATCATTATTTGATGGAAGATATTAATTCAATGTATGCTAATCAAGTATTCCCTGTACAAATGGGACACGCTGTGATTGAAGAGTTGTTGGTTGAAAAAGGTATCATTACAAAAGAAGAGATTGAAGATGCTTTAGAAAAACGTAAACAGCAACTATTAGAGAAAGCTAAAGCTATTAAAACTAATGAGAATGGTGATGAAGAGTTAGCTAGTGATGATGAGTCTAAGGCTATTGAAAACGAAGCTGTTCTAAATGCTATGGCTGATACAGAAAGCACTACATAAGATAAATAAAAAATATAAGTTTACATAATGCATAGTTGAGATATACTATGCATTTTTTATTACAAGAGGTCTTTTGTATGGGTGATAAAGTTTTTAAGAGTAATATACGTTTAAAGTATAACTATAGTAATGGTAAGGTTGGTAATACAGTATTTAGACCTTATGTGTATGATAGTAGTGGTACAAGTGACACATTTTCAACTCAGTTTAATTATACTGATATGGTGCATCCATTAAATACTGCTGAAAATGGTGGTGATAAGTATAAGTTACGATATGATATTACACATCAAGATAATGCACGTGGTGGTAAGAGGAATTATCTATTTTTCAAGGGTACTAATGGTGTTAATTCCATGTTTTCTGCATCTAATGAAAATATGGTTAGAGACATGCGTATTAATCCTGACTTTTCTATTTCTAGACAGGCATTGAATTTAAATGATTTTATTATTCTTAAACATGACCTAAAGTTTGATAAAGGGACGATTAAGTATAAAGATAAGAATAATAAAATTTATACTGTTGAGGGGTTAAGTACTTTTTCTAGCGAGACTGATACTTCTTCACGAAGTCAATTTTATGGGTATGGTCAACCTGTTCATTATAACTTTAGTTCTAGTAATAATGTTAGGTCAGACATCGTTAGAGATTCTTCTTTTTTTAAGAATAATGGTTATTCTTGCTTTATGTTGTTAGTTCATTTTGGTGTGAGATTTGTCAGTGAAGATATTGCGTCAAATATTTACACTATGTACTGCTTTGTTCCTATATGTTATTACGACTTATCGAGGCTTAATAATGGTGCATTATCGAATGTATGGAAACTTTATGGTGATACTGTCAATACAAGTAATCCCTATTCTATGTTATTTTATATTACCAATAGCTATAATGGGTTAGGTAGTCGTGGGAATGGCAAGATTTGGGGCAATAATGCTGTTAATGTTTCAAATGTTAGTGCTGATTATGACGCTAAGAGTATACCTGATGTAGAGTGGGTATCGCCAAATACTTTTGGTGTGTCGAGTGGTAGTTTTGTTCCTAGTGATATTTTAAATGAACATAGGATAAGTGGACGTAAACCTAGAATTACTGTAGAACTTACTTCATATCGTATGAGTGAGATGAGTTATAAGTATTATATGTATGGTGATGGTCAAAGTTTGTGGAGAGGTAAGCCTGACAATTATCCTAATTATAGGGTTAAGTGGTATCCTACTAACGATGTTGAGGCTGGTCAACCTAATTACTTTTTAGAGCATGAGTATATTTACTAGTACTATATAGTAATACATAATATATAATAGTATAGGTAATTACATACGATTTCATACATCTGTAATATTTCGTAAGATATTGTAATATTCTGTAAGATATAATCTTTATCTTATTGTAATGTTTAGTAATGTTATGTAATGTAAAAATATAATAATTATAAGGGTTTATTTCTATTTAAAGTGTATATATTTAATAAAGGTATACGAGGTAATATGGAAGAGTTATTTAAGGATAGGGAGATTCGTAAGTATATTAACGAATCTTTAGCTAATGCTGTGTATGATGACGTACAGACTAAAGAGTGTGATGTTTGTCATACAGAGTCTAAGAATACATATGAGATAGATGGTCATATTGTATGTGATAGGTGTATTAATTTTATTAAGTTTTTACAAGATGACTTTGATGTATTGTTTAATAGCAAACAGGATGTATGGTCTAATGTACAAGTTAGGTATGATTCTTTAACAGAGGGGTATTTTACTCCTAATATTGAGAAATTGTATGATACAGCTAAAAAGTCATTTGGTGGTGATATCACTAAATTGATTAAATCCTATGGTATTAAAACTAATAAGGATTTATGTACTAGGTTATATAAAGGTGAGTTATTCATTGATAATAAGCAATTAGCTAAACCTAGTAAGTTTAATCGTTTTATTGATGATTTTGACGTAAGGTTTAATACAGCTGTTGGTTATAAGGCTATTGTACCTGATAGTGATGGATATGTAGCTAAATATAGTACAGTAGGTAAGAATGATGCATTTATTAGGGATAATATAGATTTCATTAAGAAGAACGCTAGTGATGTATTGAAGGATATTGTAAAACCTACTATACGGAATTCTAATGACCAGTCTGACTATGATGAAATAGTTAATTTGAGTGGTAGTGGTAACTCTAGTAAAGTACAGAAGAGTACTGTTGCACAGACTCCTAAGAGTGGTAGTACGATTGGTAGTGGTCAGAATACATCATCTGCCACTAATGTTAAGACTTCTAAGGCTAGTGGCAATGCAAGTGATTTTGAGATTGCATTAGGTAGGGATGGTTTTGCATTACGATATACTAGGAATGATACACAATCTAAATTACAAAAAGGTGTGGTAGAGTATCATTGTACATTTAATTATAAGAGTAAAACAATTAGTCAAATGGATGTAGATATCGTATCTATTGATGATTTTGATGAGATTACTAAAAATGCATTTAAATGTACTAAGTTATATAAGATGTTACCATTTATGAGTGATGATGGTGATTATATCGTAGATATTGATACAGATGGTATTATTACACATTTAGAGTTGGATGTAGATAACATTCAAAAGAATGGGTTTGTATTTAAGATTTTAAATCATACTAAATCCTTTGATAAGGATACAGTAAAGATTATTGACCCTGCTGTGATTACATCATATAGTAAATTCAATGCATATATTTCTAAATATATTCTTATGAGTATTGGTAAGGATTTCAATGCATTTGTTAATGTTAAGTCTAATACATTCTATACTTCTTTAGGTAAGGTAGAGTGGTATTTATCTGATTTAACTGATAAAGGTATTCTTGTTGAGTTGGTATATGGTAGTCGAAGTGCTACAGTAGAAGTAACTAAGAATACAGATAATGTAGGTCTAGTAGATTTATGTTTACGTGGGTTGTTAATTAGGAATCAAGAAGTATTTGATACATTATTTGGTAATAACTCTTTATCTTCTATGAGGAGTATTAAAGTAGCATCTAAAGTAAATCCTAATATTACAGTAGAGTGGTTATTGGACGCAGATACAATACAAGCATTTATTGTGAGTGGTGAATTAGCATTACAGGGTAGTTTTGATTCTAATGCATTAACTTCATTTAGTGTGTCTAGTTGTAAGACATTGCAAAAAGACATTGAGCGATATACCGATGATGTATTATATCGAGATGGGTATGTACAGAAGAGTAATAATGCAGTCATTACTAATTGGTTTAAATATCGTGATGCTAGTGATACAAGGTTAAAAGTATTATATCGTCAAATTGAGAATAATCTTAAAGCTACATATGATAAGTTAGATGATAGGTTAGACTTTAAAGTTGAGCGATTAGTAGTAACTAAGAGTGGTAATATCGTTGAGTGTGTTTTCTCTATTGTAGATAATGATGGTGTATATCAGGATTTAGATACAATGAGGAAAGACTTGTCATTAAAATTACCTGATTATTATCATATGTCAGAGTCTAATGATAATAGTGGTTCATACTATGTACAATATACATTAAGTGATGATGACGATATTGAAAAATTCGCTAGTGATATTGAATCATCTGTGTTAGAGGGTTTGTTTAGATTACATGCTACAGAGATTAATGAGGGTTGTGGTTATACTCTTATAGGTGAGGTTGTAGCAGTTCCTATTAATGAAGCAGATAGTAGTCATACACATGCTGATTTAGAAGTTGAAGATAATGATACTGAAGAGGGTACAGACGTTGGTGGTGTTTCTACACCTACAGGTACACTTCATAGTACAGATGGTAGAGGAGTAGGTTCTTTGGAAACAAATAAGAAAATTGATGCAATTAGTTTTGATGATGTGGTAGTTGAAGAGGTTATTTCTGAGGTAGCGTTTAAATGGACTACTAAGAATGGCAAAAGGGTTAAAGTTAGGATGACACCTCAGGAAGAGAAAGAGGCTAAAGAGAAACGTAAGGCTTATTATGATAAAGTAGCTAAGAGTGCTGGTGATAAGGTACGTTCTAGTAAAGTGGCTAAACAAAATAAAAAGTTAGGTCATGACCTTGCCAAGAAAGCTGAGGATGATGCTGTCTTTAAAGCCAAAATGAAGGTTCGTAAACAAGAAAAAGCAAGTGAATATAAGAGAGAGAAAGAGAGAAAGACTATTAGGGAGTAGAGAAAGACTAACAGGTAAAAAAAGTAAAGACCCTAATAGATTTAAGATTAAATCTAGATAGTAAATAGATTATGTTTTATACTGTACTGTATAGTTGTATAATTGTACAGTACAGTATTTTTAATATATAGGTGTTTTTAATTCATATGGGGTAGTTCATGAAGATTGTATTTACCAGTAGTGATATGGCTATTGATGATACTAATACATATAATATTTCTGAAAGTAAAGAAGAGGATACAGCTGAAACAGAAGAGGTTGTAGACGATACTTCTAATCAAGAGGAAGAGGATATGGGTACAGAAGATACTAATACAAATAAATTAAGTCAAGAGGAATTAGATGCATTACGTGATGGTAAGGCTATTAAATGCCCTGAGTGTGGTAGTACTAATATTAATATTCATGATAATGGTGAGTCTTATTTCTGTACTGACTGTGAGTATTCATGGGATGTACGTGATGCTGATGATGATGGTGTTGATGATGATGCTGATGATTACATTGATTCTATGGTAGAAGAGTTAGATGAGAATACTACTATTGAGTGTGGTAACTATTATCTATTAGAGAGTGGGGATACAGTATACGTGGTATCTAATACTAATCAATCAGTCGATGTGTTAAATCTAGATACTATGGATAGGTATACAGTATCTGAGAGTGTATTACATAATAAGATTACAGAGTGTGTTGAGTATATTAATAAATAGGTGGTGTATTATATCGTGAGTATTTTATATCTTGATGCTGAGATGATGGGTTATAAAGATATATTCCTACAGGCTATTCAAGATATAGAAGACTTGGGATATAGATTTAAACCAATATTATTAATACATACTTATATGGGACGTAGTAAGAAGATACTAGGTGTTACATATTGGTATCATGACGATACTTGTTTAATAGAGTTTTCTGTAGATAATCATAACATTCATGTGTATGATTATGGAACTCATGTCATTCGAGATAATCAGTTATCAATTAATACGATTTATCATGAGTTGGCACATGCGACTGTAGAGTGTCATTTCAAAGGTCACGGTAAAGAGTTTAGGAAGTTAAGGAATAAGATATTAGAAGTATATAAGATAGACATAGGTGGTGCTATGTCTGATTATAATTAGGTGGTAAGATATGGGTTATTTTAATATTATTGAATCATTGTCAGATAATAGAAAAGAAGTAGTTAACGAGGCTACTAGTATATTACGAGATTATAAATCTGTATTCTCACAATTAGAAAAAGCGTTATTATCTTGTAAAGATACTACATTACATGGTGATTGGACTTTTCTAATGTATCTGTGTGTTGGTAGTATGACACATGTGAGGGTTCTACCTGTGTTTGATGTAAATAAACTACATCAGAAGGAAGATACTAAAAAAGGAAGAGGATTTATTTATTTAGATATTAATGATGTATTTAAAGCAGATAATGTAGTATATTATTATATTGAAGATACAAATAATAAATATTCTGCTAAAGATGTAGCTGATTTTATGATTAATGGTTTGGCTGATACGTTGAAACGTGAGGAACTATTTATCATGGATGATGAGAGATATATTGAAAAGTTTAAAAATGACTTTAGAGATATATTAGGGGTTGAGGTAGAAACAATCGATGATGCTATTAAGGTAATTAAGAGTGGTTCTGCATACAAGAAGTTATCTGATTTAATCATTAAAGGGTTAGATATTGCATTAAAAGAATATGTATCCAATATAAAAGGGTTAGTACCTAACAGTAATAAATCGGTAGATATGACAAATGATACAATTAGTATATGTTGCATTGATACTAAGAAGAATATGATTTATATGAGTCGTTTCCCTGGAAATGATAGATTTATTGTAAATCCTAAGAAGAAAGATTGGAATGGGTATACGTTCCAATATGAGTTAGATAAGGTAGGGGATGCTGTTTCTAAGTATAAGTCTTTGGAATGTTTTAATGCACTTGATATATCTTTCAAATCTCATAAAGAGGGTAAGGTTGAAGATAGTGGTCATGAGGTGGTATCTTATATTATTTATGGTGACTAATTTTGAGAGTGGTTGAGGTTGGTTATGAGTAAAGTATTACGTGATAATAAAGTATTATTACAGAAGATAAAGCATAATACTTTATTATCAGATAGATGTGCAATGATGTCATCTGGTGTTGGTTTTGCGTTTTCATTTAAAGTAGATGATTATGTAGTAACAACAAATCGTATGACATTGTATTTTAATATACCTACAGATGCTTATACGTGGGTAGAGTACAAGAATGACAATGCGTTTCTTTGTTTAGATACATCTAAGTTATTTACATTTAATAATATTGTAGCTATTCGTGATGATTGTAATGTACAGTATAAGGATTTCAATCAGTATACTAGTAAGGTAGTTAATGACTTTGTAACTGAGGTATTTTATATGGGTGGTATTGCAGTCGATTCCTATATGGTTAAGTTTTTACAACATTGTGGTATAGGTGGTGTAACCATAGATAATCTTCAAGATTACATCAGTGACACAAATACCTATAATCTTGTATTAGAAGTTGTATTAAATGAGATACGTACATTTTTAACTGATGTTATTTATGAGAATTTAAACACAGATAACTTGTATAAATCAACTGGTGAAGATACAAAAGGTGTATTTTTCATTAATAAAAGATATTTAGGTGTAGTAGCTGTATACTTAAATAAGATGGTTAATGAGGTAGTATTACCTAATAGTTGTCGATTAGAGAAATGTGATATCTTTAAGGGTAGAAATTGTCATAGTGCTACAATTAGTAACTATATTAAAAAGGGTTGTAAACTTCCTAAGACGATTGATATCGATAAACAGTTTAAATTCAGCGAACGTAGTGGTTACTTTATCACTATGAATAATTGGTGATGGTATGAGTAAATTGATACGTGATAATAAGAATATACTTAATCTGTTAGTTAAGAAAGCATATCCATATGTTGATATGGTAGGCACTAGGTTTACTACTCATTATTACATTAATAAAGAATCTGCGTGTGATAAGGAAGTATTTTCATTACGTCTTAAAACTACTAAAGACATGTATACATGGGTAGAAGATAAACATAACTTATTTTATTGTATCGATATTAATAAATTATTTAGATATTCAAATGTGTGTAAGCTTGGTGTAGATGGTACTACTAAGTTTGATTCTAATGATTTTAATGATAAACTACTTAACTTTGTTATGTGTAATATTACATACTCATTAAATAGAATTAGTATAGAAGATATTAATAGAATGTTACATTTCTATGGTATTACTGATATAGATTATAATTCATTTAATGGTTTATGTGATGATACACAGGTGTATAAGGATTTTGAGACTAAATTAGTAGAAGAGGTTACTCTTAGGACTAAGACAGTACTTCAAGATTTCTTTGATGGAGTTAAGTTATTCAATACTGTTAAGATAAAATTAATTAATGGTATGATGTTACCATTAATGAGATATGATACTAAAACTGGTAAAGTATACGTTCCTATTAGCACTAATATAAGTTATGTTGAGTTGATGTCTAGAGCTGGTTCTGGTAAAGATGGAAGAAAAGTATTTGAAGTGAGTGAACTTTTAAACGATAGGGTTAGCTTGATTAAAGATAATGTGTTGTTCATATTATCTACGAATGATTATGATATACCGTTAGGTGGTGCTTTTTAATATATGAAGAGTTTACTGAGGGATAATAAAAGCATACTAAATTATCTAATAAACAAAGTATATCCTTATCAGAGAGATGTCATTGTTTCTGTTAGGGTTAAGTATTGCTTAGGTGATACGATTATTTCTACTAGTGAATATCATATTGGTATTAAAGCTACTGAGGATATGTATTCTTGGGTAGAGAGTGGTAAGAACTTGTTATATTGTTTAGATACAAGTAAGTTAGAATACTACAATGTAATATCTTATGGTCTATCTCATACAGAAGAATATAATTCGGATGTGTTTAGTGATGATTTATTTGATGATGCTTATAATGGTATAATAAAGTCACTTAATAGAAAACATATTAATGTTGAGGCTAACTTAGATATATTACATAGATTATTAGAAAGTTATAGTATCTATAATAGATATAGTTCTATACATTATTTCATCAATGATAGTACTATGTGTCATGCACTTAAACTTTTTATGAGAAGTAAAATTAAGGGAGATATTGTATCTTCTATTTTACATACATTACAACATGTTGAGTTCATATCGTCTATTGATGAGAAGATGATAGATACATGTAAGTTACCATTATTACGATATGATGCTATATCACAGTACGTGTATATTCCTTATTATTCGTACATATATATTGTACGACTTATGTCATATAAGGGTAGTGGTAAGGATTATAGAAATATTGTATCGGTATCAGATATAGTAAATAATACAATCCCAACTAATGTTAAGCATTGGTTTAGTAGAGATATGAGATTAATTTTAAACAGTAAATGTGTTTGTAATATAGATATTGAAGGTAACTATTGAAGGTGGTGATGAGTTGGCTAAAAATGTATTACGAGATAATAAAGCAATAATAAAGCGTGTGGTTAAAGGATATACCGATTCTGCTAATAGTCTTGATTCTTATGTATACGTTCGTTTTATGAGTAATCTTTGCTCACTTGATTTCAAGTATAAGGACTACAGATATTCTTATATTATTAATGGTCTTTCTCTTGATGTAGAACCTGAGGATATTAAGGTAGTGGATTATAAGGGAAAAGCAATTATTTGTTTAGATACAAATAATGTATTTAAGTTTAGTCGATTACGAGATGATGGGATTCTCATTTATCCTAATGATATCTCTATAAGTAATGTGTTGTACAATATAGTTGGACTTGTGTATAATGATTTATCTAAAAAATCTACTGAGGTGTTGAACGATTTAATGTCTTTTTATACAGCTAAGTTTGGTGAGTTTTGTGATAGTTTAGAGACATTTAGTAAGTTATTTGTTAAACATAATAAAGAAGCTTTTATATCAATGTTGGGCGACTTGTGTTCAGACTTATCAATAGATACGAACTACTATAGGTTAGCTAAGACGGTTTATGCTGAAAATGGTCTAGTGGGTTTATGTTGTATGGATTTTGAGACTGATACATTGAAATATGCTATCGATTTCAGAAATAATATAGAGGATTTGGATATACTCACAAAGTCAATTACTAACAATAAGATAATGTTTAGGTCTATTAGGGAATGTGTTACTAAAAATAGAGTTTTATTAAATAGGGTTATCGGCTTTTGTTTATCTTATAAAGGTAGTGGCAAGACCTATTCTTATGATAAGAGTTCTATGATTGAGTTGGTGTGTTAGTGTGGGAAACGTATTACGAGATAATAAAGCTATATTAAATAAGACTGTTAATATATTTAGTAATGCTATGAGGCATCGTATGTCATGTATTGAGGTTTCATTTAATGGTACGATTACATTCATATATAAACAGTTCAATTATAGTTTTAGGTTACAGGGTGTAAGGCTTAAAATCAATCCTGAAGATGTAAAACTAATAAATTATAGAGATAAGGAAGTTATATGTATTGATACAAATAACATATTCAATTATAGTAGACTTAAAGAAGAGGGTTTGTATTATAATGGAATATCTGACTTTATGTCCATACAGAGTGTACTAAAGAATATGGGTAAAGTAGTGTGGAGTGCTATGTATAAGACACATACAGATTTATTTAGAGAGTATTGTAGTAAGTTATCTGATGTGTGTGGTGGTTCTTGTGGTGATTTAGATTCATTCTTGAAGTTATTTATTAAATATAACTATCCTAATATGGCATCTGTATTACAGGATTATATCAGTACCATGAGTATGGATAACTATATGGGTAGAGTATCTAAGACTATGTATGTTCAAGATGGGTTGATTGGTGTATGTTGTTTTAACTTTAAGGATAATCTAGTGACATCTCCTTATTATAGTAAGATTTCAATGTCTGATTTACAGGTATTTACCATATCAACAAATCAACGTGGTGTTAAATTACTAAATATTTCAAGTATATTGACTAATACAAATAAAATTGATTGTGAGTTTCTTAAATTAAATCTGAGGATTAGTAATAATTCTCAATTCGTGTCTGATGATGGTATGATTAAGTTAGGTGTTGATTAATGAGTGCGTTACGAGATAATAAAGTCTTAATACATAATGTGTATAAGTATATCAGAAATAGGGGTATGGCTCACATTCGTATAGGTGGTAAATCTAATTCAGTACCTATGGTGATACGTTCTAAGCACAATCGTACTGGCACGATATTTGATGTAAGAGGATTATCTGTTGCATTAAATCTTAGTCATTGTGTTATTAAAGAGAGTGGAGATATTGTATCGATAGGTATTGATAGTCAAGATAGAGATGCGTGTTATTTAGCCTTGTTGGGATATGGGTATAGTCTTAGAGATTTTATGTTTAATCGGTTATTTACAGTTGATGTAGCATCTAATCAACAACTGTATAAGGAGTTTACTTATAAGTTTACATCTGATTATTCTTTTAATGTTGATAATGGGATTACATCTGTTAGTGAGTTACAGGATTATATAGGTAAGTCAATCGACACTTCTACATGGAAAAAGGTTTCTCATAATCGAAGAATAAGTCTTGTAGATGTAGGGAAGATAGCAGACTCTATTATGAGCAGTAGGTATCGTTATGACTTATCTGCTACTACTGAGTATCTTGTAGAGAGATTAGAGGACTTTTTCTTTGACAATTTAATCTCCTTTAAAGATAATAATGGTTTTAATAGGAAAGCTAATTTTACAGATTTTATACCGATTGTGTCATTTGATTTCTCTAAGAGTGGTAAAGTTAAATTTTATAGTTCTAGTGGTTATATTATTGATAAGACTATTTCAGATATTGAAATTAAAGATTTATACAGTGCTATTGTAACTGATAAGATGTTTGATAGTGTTAAGATATCTAAAGATGAACTTAACTATGAGCAGTTTACACTTATCATTGGTAAGTAGTATTGTTGTACTGTATGGTATAATATATAATAATATAATGTTACTGTTAATAGCACATTCTATATAGGTAGAGTGTGCTATTTTGTTATAATTAAAGGGGTAGAGTATAGTGGCTACGATTCAAGAGCGTGTGGAAAGTATTATTGAATCATTACATATTAGAGAGGGTATGATTCAAACTGCTAAGGCACAGAAGAGTATTTTAGATTTCAAACCTAAGTTTGTTATGGCTGAAGGTAGTGAAAAGAAAACAGATAAGGCACCAGCTAAAGTATTGGATGGAGTTAATAAGAACATTAAAGAGGGTATGCTTAGTGGTGGTGCATATTATGGTATTTTTGATAAGTACGTAGTTTTTGCGTATAAAGATAGTCATAACTTAATGTATCAAGAGGGGTATGTGTATAAATTCAAGACTGAGGAAGATGCAAAAGCTTTCTATGATGGTATTGATAGAATTGATAGTAGTATGAAAATTATTAAAGGTGCATCAGTTGTTGCACCATGTTTGTACTCCTTGAAAGATAAGAAGTTCATGTCTATTCGTGATGCGATTGAGGATTTAGCGAATGGGTATGTACGTGATGCATTATCTTCATTAGATAAATACATATCAACAAATGCAATTTCTTTTGATGTTGAAGACGTTACCTATGAGTATAGTGTTATGAGTGCTAATAAACTTAAATTGTATGACAGAGGGTATGATTGCAGTTTATCTGTTAAGATTAAACTAAAAGACGCTAAATATCCTGATAAAGATACATTTAAGGTATTATCTGGTTCTGTAGATAAATATGTTAATATGGGTGCTATTACAAGTTTGTCTAATGGTAGTAAATTTAGAGATTATATTACTATGCATAGCTATTTGTGTAATTAGGTGATATATGAATAAAAGAAATAGTATATTAGATACTCTTTCTGAGGGAATGTTGACTACTATTAAAACAAATAAAGGTGGTATATTCGATGAGATTAGTAAGGGAAAGATTGATACTAAATTTAATAGGGTTGCAACAGGTAATATGATATATGATACTGTGGCTGAAATAGTATTAAGACGTAGAGAGATATCATCTAGAGTAGTAGATAATAAAACATTCTGTGATTATGGCGATGGGTATATTCTAGTTGTATTTCACAAGCTAACTATAGCTAGGGGAGTACTATTAAAAACAGATTTTAATTCAAGGCATTTAGAGAATACGATATCCAAAGTATCATTATTACCTAAAGACTATCAGAGTTTTACTGCTAAAGTTGATAGAGTGTTTAGAGTTTCAGCGAATGTGATGTATGATACATATAATCGTAGGGTATGTCTTAATACTGGTCATTGTATAAAGACATTCTTTAGTGCATGGTTTAAGATAAATACTACAGCAGATTTTAGAAAGTATTTAGTCAATGATACTAGATTGATGTCTTGTATTAAGGTTGATAGTGTATCGATTGGTAATTCTAAAGGTATGGATTGGATATTATCTTTTGGTTTTGATATTGTAGATATAGAACGATTTAACGAGATTAAGTCTTATCTCAGTGATAAAGTAGATAATATGTCATGCTATGAGGACATCAATGATAAGGTTGCTGTTGATTTTTATATTATTTAGAGGGTTATATGTCAGTAAATAGAAATATCTTAGATTCGTTGAGAGATATACATGAGGGAATGTTATCTTCCATTAGTAATAATAAATCACTTAGTAAAGATGGTGAGGTGTGGCTTGATGCTATACTAAAAAAGGATATCAGTAAGGTTTCTAAAGATAATATTGATGCATTTAGGATGTTCAATAAATCTAAGTTGACAAATAGTAGTGTGGTTCGTAAATCCGTTAAAGAAACATTAGTACATAAAGTAAGCTCTGGTATTGTACAAGAGGTATATTGTAAAACATATGATGTAGGGAATACACATTATATAGCTTATTTATTTTCATCTAAAGGCAATTCAGAATATTTACGTGCTGTTGTACATGAGTCTGATGAGGATACAATAGCTAAGTTAGTTGATGAGTTTAAGTCTGGTAAAAACATTCCTAATAAAGCTATTAATGTAGATAGTCTTAGGGGTTGTACGTGTGTAGCTAATACATACTATAATTCTGTAACATTCGAGTTCTTTGATAATGTTGATAAGTTCTTATTTGAGATGTTTGATTTATTTATTGCTATTGTTATTGATTCATTTGATAGTGATGTTCTTAAAAAGGTAATAACACTTAGCGAGCCATTCATTTATTTGGATGATATGGATTATTCTGTGGAGTTAAACTTTGTATCAAGAGATAAAGTCGTGTTAAATCAAGTGTATGATTTGTTATCATCTATTTGTAGTAGCAGTTTATTAGTTAAGAATTCACATTATATTGGTTTACGTTGGGAGTTCTAAATGGGTTATTTAGATATTATAGATTCACTTAGTGATAAAAGAGTAGACGAGGGTATGGTGTCATCTATCTCAAAGAATACTAAGAAACAGAATAAAGATACTAAGCGTATGATTGATGCTGTTATTAGTGGTCAGATTTCTAAGTTATCTAGTAAAGATATGGATATCAGTCTTTTAGTACGGAACGATACAAAATTATCTAAGAATAATAAAAAGAATGAGAAGTACTGTATTGTGGGAACTAAAGCTAATTTCTTGCGTACTGAGGTGCGTGGTTATGAGATTAATGGTGATTACGTTGTAGCTGTTATTGGATATAATTTACATAAAGGGACGACTGTTGGTAAGGCAATGTTATGGGAGTGTTCTAATGTAGATGTATTCAATAAGTTTAAAGAGAAGATGGGACATCAAGGTGGCTTTGATTCCATTTATGATGTAAATACTAGTATGTATCGAAGTGGGACTACATATTATGACAGCAATAGGGATGTGTATTGTGAAAACACTAAAGAAGCGTTGGATATGATTTTCTCTTATTGTGCAGATTCATTCTGTTCCAGTTTGTCTAGGTCTGATATCATAGAGGCTTTTAGTCAATTTGAAACGTGTAGATTGGATATATCATCTAGTCAAGATGCTATGTCTACTAGTGTTTTGATAAATTTGTATGGTGGTAAGTCAGAAGTTGTTGATTCATTGTATAATACTATTGGTATTAAGGTGAATAGTTTAGGTAGTTTTTATAGGGTTATTACATATCCAAAAGACGGACAAGTCATCATTTTGTTTAATTTTTAGGTGTTAGTATGGGTTATAGTGATTTAATTGATAGGTTGTTAGATACACGTATCCATGAGGGTATGTTGTCTACTTTAGGTGATAAAGGTATTAAGTCTTTGTTAAAAGCATTAGATAAAGGAGATGCTAAACAGCTTAAAGGTAGTAATATTAGGATTGATACACATTACTTTAATAATTCACCATTTAGTCGAGATTTATTACCTTATGTTGTGAGTGGTGAAGAACTACTGAGTATTAGGGGTAAGGATTATAATATATACCACTTATCTTGTAAGGGTGAAGATTATATAGTAGTTTTTGAGTATGCTAATCAGATTGATGAAAACAATCTTAGTAGGTGCGTAGTTCATTTATGCGATAGTAAAGATGTTGTGAGTAATATATGGGGTTATGTTTCTAGGGGTAAATTACTTCTTTCTAGAGCCAATGATACATTTAGTGGTTGTAAGATTGTAGCAGATACTTATAGGGTTAGGAAGTCAACACAGTTGTTGCCTAGTTCATATAAAAGTGGGGCAATACTTAATAATGACTTAGAAGTGTTTTGTGCTATGTTTAATAACTCTGTTGGGTTTATTAAGTCTGGGTTAAGGTCAGACTATAAAATATTTATTAGTATGTTGGAAGATACATGCATTGACTACTTTGTAGGACTCAAATCTTCTACGCTCACTATTAATTTTAGCTTTAAGACTAAAGAGGATTGTATGAAGATATGTAATTACATAAATGGTAAGAATTTTGGTAGTTCAGATTTCTTTGGACTCACCTATTATGGGTATAATGATTTTTCATTAGAGTTTTTCTTCTAGGGTGGCATAGATGGGTTATTTTAATATTATAGATTCATTGAGTGATAGAAGAGTAGATGAAGGTATGATTGATTCTATATCAAAAACAGTTCATCTGGTAGTGGTGATAAATTACTTAAAGTATTGAGTGGTTATAATAGACTTAACTGTTTTAATGACTATTGGAGCATTGAGTGTGGTGATTGTGAGATACGTATTAAGACAAATAATGAGGATGAGATATATGTATTTGTAGACAATCCATATTCTAATGAGAATACATAAACACAGGTTAGAGACAACAATATATTAGTGTATAAAGGTGATTTTAGTGTACTTATAGAAGGTATCGTTGTTGATATGGTACAGAGTATAGATGGCAGATGTAGTACTATTGATAAATATGTAGATTTAATTACGGATTACTTAAAAGAGGAAGGGTATACGTATTTCGGAACAACATATGGAATAGATATGTCTGCTAGTGGGAATACTGAAATCATTTTAGAAGAACAATATTCTTTACTTTGTGTTTGTGTTGGTGATGAGTTTTATGGGGCATTTACAGATGATATACTAGGTACTGTGGTAGATGCAAGTGTTGATGTGTTTGTAGCTAAATTATACTCTAAGTTGAAGCTACCAACATTGGGTTGCAGGTTGACAATTTCATTTATATCCTCTAAGGAAGCTAAAAATGTGTTAAAGATGTTAAAGGGTATTGGTGTTGATTCTTGTGTAAATAGTCTTAAAGTAGTTGGGACTTCTTTGGTTATTGAGGTGTACTAATGAATACTAGGAATTCTATATTGGAGTCATTATCTGAAGGTATGCTTTCTGTTAATAGTTCTAGTAAGAGTTTTATGGACATTGTTAAGGGAAAATTGTCTAAAGGTGTTGAAGCTGAGTGTGATGATGGCATTAATTTCAAGATTCCTAGTAAATATGCGAGTGTATTGACAAAGAAACATAAACCTTTGAAGAGGTTTGGAAAAGTCAATGTATATAAAATAGGTGTTCATGACAAAGATAGTGGTGCATTACTAGTTGAGTTTACAGATACACCATTACCTATAAATGTGTGTTTGATGTTTAATTCTCTTTCTGATAGATTCGATGTTGCTTGTGATAAATTACAGACAGCCTTTATTGGAGGTGTAGATAGAACTGTTACATTAGCTGAGTCTTTAGGGTATTTAAAAATTGGAATAACATATAATACAGTTATGGGGAATGGTACTTTTTGTACTGATATTGTAGATGTTGTTAAGTCTTTTATTAATGCTTATGGTAGTGATAAATACGAGAGTGATTTACGTAAATATTTAATTGATAGTGATTTATATAATTATGTTACTCCTTATAACATTGTATTCGGAAGTTCACTCATGCTACATAATAAGCCTAATTTACGTTTAGATTTGTTTTTTAAGATTCAATCTATGGATAATGTTAGTAAGATTGTGGATACGTTTAAAGATGAGCATATTTCTATTTATGGTAATTTTGCAATAATCACTTTATTATTAAAGGGTTAGAAATAGTAGTTTATTTGTTATATAATAACGTGTTTACTTTTTAAAAAGTGAGGTATAATTAATGAAGAAAGTTTTAGAAGCTTTAGATAATGAAAGTACAGTAGTACAGTTAGGTGAGTACATTCATGATACAGTAGAGATTGAAAATGTAGTACGTGATGCATTTGATGGTAATACTAATGCTATTGATGTGACACTTGAAGATAATGCTTTGACAGTTAAAGTATTATCTGATACAGAAATGGGTGAAGAAGTATCTGATGCTGTATTGTCTTATTTAGAAGATAAAGCTAGTTTTGATTACGAATGTGAGTTCAATACAAGTAGCGTTCGTGTGGCTGGTGAGCAATACATTCAATCAACTATTAATATCACTGCTACAGATAGTACTGTTGAGAAACGTAAAGTGGTAGAGTCTTTTGTTAATGAGTCAATCTCTATTTCAGATATTATGAGTAGTAGTGCATCTTCTTTGTCTTATAGTATTTTAAAAGAGATTAAGTCAAGTAGTAAGCCTTTCTTTAATATGAATACATTTAATCAAGAGGTTGCTAATCAAGTTGCAGAGTATATTAGTGGTTTAGACTCTTTTGTTGATGTGCTTGATGAATATAAGTATGAGTTAGCAGAGGTAGGGCATTCAATTTCTATAAAGCCTAATGTTTCATTTGATTTCAAGGATAGGTCTTATCAGTATCAAGTAATGATTGAGTTAACTGTAGGTGATTCTTCTATCATTAAAGAGTTTATCAGTAGTTTGAAGTCTAATGTAAAAGATTTTGTTAAAATTCAAGATAAGGGTAATACAATTTATATCGCAACTAAGTTCTTTTAATTAGTTGCAAATTTTAAGTATATTAATGTATAATGTATTTATAGTGATATGTTAGTCCACGTAAGATATTTCAGAGCATACACTAGATATTTTAAATTCACATAAGAAAGAGGTTCATAACATGAATAAAGTTGAATTAGCAGAAGTATTGGTTAATAAAGAATTAGTAGGTACTAAAAAAGTAGCTGTAGAAGTTGTAGAGACATTGTTTGATACAATCACTGAGGAAGTTAAAAAAGGTGAAAAAGTATCTATTCATGGTTTTGGTAGTTTTGAGCAAGTAGTACGTTCTGCTCGTAAGGGGCATAATCCTAAGACTGGTGAGGAAATTACTATTCCAGAGAAAAAAGCACCTAAATTCACAGCGTCTAAAGTATTGAAAGAGTCTGTTAACCAATAATATAAGGGTGGTTTAATGGGAATTTTAAATAGTGCTAGTGTTAGCATTACAGAAGCTTTATTAGAGAAACGTAAGTCTTTAATCAATGAAGATGTTAAAGAGACTGAGTTTGAAAAAGAAGCTAAAGAAGAATTTGAGGAAGATTTAGATAATCAAGAGGTTATTGAGGGTTCTGATAATTCTGATGAAGAAGATGAGGAAGTTACAGAGGGTAGTGAAGATAAAGTATCACCTGTAAATCTTATTATTAATGCTAACTATCAAAAGTTAGTAGGTAGTAAATACTTCTTTGTGCCTGATACTGAAAATGATAATTTTGAAGAGTATTCATTCTTTGTTTACGCATTGACTAATGATGGTGTTGGTGACGAATCACAGGGTGTAAGTGATGTTACAAAAGTTGTAAAACGTGTAACTAAAAAATTCTGTGGTGATAGTCTTAATGATTATACAGGGCCTGATGTTAATAGGGTTAAAACTAAAGAATCAGATATTCTTAAATTTAAAGTTACATATAAGGTATCTAAATAAGTATATTATGCAAGAGAGTGTAGATTAAGTTCTACACTCTCTTTTTATTTTATACTTGTAATATTTTGTAAAGTTGGTTATAATTAGTGTGTAAAAGTTCATATCATTGTTATTACAGTAAAGGAGATTATATCATGAGTGAACATAACCAATTTAAATTAAAGCAATATTCTGATGTGTTTGATAAGAAAGTAGTTGAGGATTACTTATGTCTTATGGGTACGAGTGGTGCGTATAACATTGCTATCCGAGGTTGTGGTTCTCAGTCTATTTTTGAATCTACATTCTTAAATGGTGGTAGCAGTGATAAGATTGCATCACATTATCGGTATTTTAGTGGTATTAATAACTACATTCAAGGTGCTATTGGGTATGGTATTTATAGGATGGATGTGTTTGATTTATTGTTTTTGCTGGCACAGAGAAGACGTAAGATTAAATTGGACTCATTTATTAATAATGTGTTTATTCGTCATCATAATATTCAACTACTAAATCACCTATATTATTTGTGTGATGGTGCTAGTATCAGTTATTCTGAGTATGAGAAGCGATTTGTAGGTATCTATATATCTTTATTTGGTAATGATGCTTATGAGGATAATACTGAATACTTCAATGATTTCATGGATACTACATATTCTTTGTTATATACATTCTCTAAACGTACATCTGAGGTATTTTCTGACGAGGAATTTGAGGATTCTTGTGTGTTTAGTCCTAAAATATACTTAACAACGAATATTAGATTATTGAAGAGTGATAAATATCGGTCTAAGGGTGTTTCTTTATATGCATCTTCTGCCATGTATTTATTAGTGTTGGGACGTGCTAAGAAAAATGCATTTACAATGTCGAGAGAGGACAATATAGAGGATTTGATTTTATACATTAAAAATCATACAGTTGAAGGTGTTGGATGTGCATCTAATGATAGGACGATTCGTCAATTTTTAGATACAATGTTTGATTACTTAGGGTTATTGTCTAAGCATAAAGAGTTTGTAGAGTCTATTATGAGTGGTGCTGATTTCAGTGAGTTAGATAGGGATTATAAATTACATAAGTATGAAATTACTGATGTAGATGAACTAATCAATGCTATTAATACTGAGTTGATTTGGGTTGCATTAGAGTTACCTACAGATTATGAAGATTATATTTGTGATGTACCATATGGTGTGTCTGATATCATAGAAGATGATGTTGAAGATGACGAGGTTGAAGATGGTGATGAAGATGATGAAGATTGTATCACTTCTAAGATAGTAGATAGCGGTAGTATTGTAGTTACTCCTGTTGGTACATTATCTTATGATATTGGTTTAGATACTGAGAGTGGCACTTCATTTGGTTATGATGTTAAACATGACTTTGGTAGTTCTGATGGTGCTATTAAATACGATAAATCAATGGTTCATTCTGTAGTGTATGCTATCATCTGTGGTGATATTGATTCTTCTAATTATAGAGACAGATTGTATGTTTCAGATGTATTATCTTTCGTTCAAGATATCGTTGATGTTTCTAGTGATATCACTTATGATTCTGTATTGAGTATTGTCAAAGACTTTGTATGTGGAGTTCTTTTTGATATCAATTAGTGATTATAAATAACATTATAATCTATGCAGATATGATGTAAGGAGTATAGTGTTACAAATGGATATGTTGGTTTTAATTAGTCAATTCATAGGCTTCATCGTATTAGGTACATTTATAATGTATGTAGTCATTGAAGTTGTAAGAGAAGCATATATTATGTTGTATGAATTGTTAGGCTCATTTAAGAATGATATAAAAGATATACACATAGGTGATAGTGCTACTAAAATATTGCTTATTTCGTTATATAATAAAGGCTATAGGTATGTACGTCTTTTGTATCATGAAGATGGTAAAAACTCATTACAGGTGGCAATTTCGCAAGATTTAGGGTATTGTGATGATGTGTATGTAGATGACTATATAGCTTTACAGTTATATAGTGCATGTGTTGCCGATACGATATCATATGCTATTAGTGATGTAATTGATAGATTATAGTTGTAGGGGTTAGATATGGATATTAAAGTGTTAGATTCTAAGTATATTAGTAGTTATGTAGTTAATTCTATTTTAGAAAAACATGTTATTAATGAGACTGAGTTCTTAAATGTGTTGAGTGCTATGAAAGAAAAAGCTAGAGTTGATTTTAATAAAGCACAAGAAGATAAAGAGAGTGCTAATGGTGAGGATTCCATTGTTGCACATGCTGAGTATGAAATCTTATCTGTTGTAGAGGCTGTAGCTAGGGAATATTTAACTAGTAATAAGTAGATAGTTACAATACCGAATTTATGTAGTAGGTTAACAATTATCTGTATGATTATGCATAAATTGAGGTATTTTGCTCAGGCGAATATCTCAATTTTTTGTATATAAGTATAACTTTTGTGTATGATAGATTTTCAGTTATTTTATGGTTTACAATACAAAAGATGGGGGATTAAATTATGGCTTGTATAGATTATGGTGCTTATGTATTAAAAAATGGCACTATTGTAAATAATAAGTTTATGGAAGAGTTATATGATGAAGAATTCGTAAAGGGAAAGACATTTAAACTTTGTACAGATGATGTATGGTTTTACAATCATGAAAAGACTCATGTAGATTACAGTGGTCATGGTGTTATTAAATTAGATGATACATATGGAATTGCTGTTTATAAGGGTAGTAGGGCATGGTTGTTCAAGGTAGTTGGTGATGTCATAGAAGTATGTGACGTCCATCAATTATGTGGTAGATATGCTAGTGAGTATAGACATTGTGAGTACTTTCGTGGATATGGTTCTTGTGAGTTAGATGGTATTCATATTCTTGTATCTTATGGCGATATGAATAATGTGTATGGTAAGAATAATCAGTGGATTTATGAGTATGATATTAGCTATAAAGGTGAGTCTTATAAAATCATAAGTGGATATGATTATGGTATTCATATTACAAATTTAGATGGCACATACTTACATGAAGATTATATTCGTGCATTAGAATCTTATCAAACTCATTGCGTTAATTATCATGTTGATATGAGTTTATATGGTTACTCTTTTGGACATAATCCTTATGATATGTGGTATTACTATTCTAATAGACGTTATGAAGATAATAATAAGTTATCTTATAAGCGTAGGGATAAGATGCGTAAGAGAGCATTTAATAAACTTATGCATGGTGTGTACTCTTTTAGATTTAACGATGGATTTGTCTATAAGAAATAAAATTAAAAGTAGGGTTTTAGCGTATGGTATATTTAATAGGTGATATTCATGGTGATATTACACAGATAATGAAGGAAAATCTTCACAAGGATAACATTAAAGTTAAGCGTGGTGATACAGTCATTGTATTGGGTGACTTTGGTGTTATGTTTGCCGATACTGAACAGCATCGAAGTGCTTTAGATTATATAAGTAAGTTAGATTATAATGTGGCATTTATAGATGGCAATCATGAAAACTTTGATTATTTAAAATCACTACCTATTGCAACTAAGTGGGGCAATAAGGTACATAAACTTAATAACAGGTGCTTTCATCTTATAAGGGGAAACATATATAAGATTGAGGGGAATAAATACCTATGTTTTGGTGGTGCTAAGTCTATTGATAGAGAGTATAGGGAGTTAGGAGAGAGTTATTGGTTAGAAGAGGAACCGTCTTTAGAGGATAAGTGTAGGTTACATAATTCTTTTAACGATATAGATAGTGTTGATTTTGTATTAACTCATACATGTAGCAATGCAACGCTACATAAAATGAAGAGGATTAAGCCTTTTAATGATAATTGTGAGACAAGGGACGTTTTAGATAGGATTGAAGAAAAATTACCTAGTAGGGTGTTGTGGTTCTATGGTCATTTTCATGTGGATGAGGTGGTTGATGAACAGCATATATGTTTAACTAATGAGACTGTGTATTCTATTGATAGGGATTTATCAGTAACTAAGTATGAGTATTTGTTTAATTTTGATACATTTAGGTTCTTTGATTACATTTCATTGCAGCGTGTAAATCAGATGTTCAATAGTATAAGTAACGACAATATTGAGGAAGTACGAAGATTGTATAATAGTAAGGAGTAGCACTATGTTGCGTACAAATGATAGAAGTAAAACTATGGCTTTATATGTAAGAGATATGTGTAATATGTTGGAATCTGAAGAGTATGGCTATAGAGATGATAACAATGTCTATAGTTGTAGTGTATCTATAGGTGGAAGTTCTAATGTAGATTTACAGTATGACTATGGCTTAGGTAACATAGAGATGAATTTTAGTAATGGGTATTCTGTATCATTACAAAGGAGAGATATGAATACATATATAGCATCTGTATGTTATGGTCTAGATACAATCGATAATATTTTATGTAGAGATAGTTTAGATATCGATTATATTATTTTCATGTATCTTCTTTATAAGGCTTATGTTGGTGTATGTGATATGTGTGGTGAGGGGTATGATAACTATGTTTTCACATATGACTGTGAGGAAGCTATCAACTTTGATGATATGTTCTATCATAGTATATCTTCATTACATAAGTACTTTCTAACATTTATTAAGAGTGAAGAACTTGATGATTATAAAACAGAAGGCAAGAATGGTCTTAATGTTTTTACACTTGAAGATGATGTTTATGGTTCTTTTGTAACAGAATATGTGCCCTATACTTTGGGTGGACAAAAGAAAGACCTAATTGTATTTAGGTATAATGAGTTTGATAAGATATATTTCTATTATGACGTACTAAAGAGAGATTATGTAATAGAGAAGAATGATAGGGTTGTTAAGTATAGCAATATGTCATCTATTGTTAGGGATTTAAAATATTTGTTGCGTAAAGTTAATAGTTTGTCTGGTGGGAGTTTTGATAGTTCAATGTATTTAACATATAACCAACTGAATAGTACGTTATTTAGAATGATTTATAGTGTGTTGTTGTAGTTTTAATAGTGTATGGATATGCTCCATACACTATTTTTATTTAGTTTATACATTTATGTTGAAAATTTTACATATTAGGGGTTTACAACAAAATGTAGATGTGGTATTATGATTTTGCAAGGAATATTACATAAGTTTACAACTTATGTAAACACTTCATTGTCATGTAGGGTAAGTGATAATGACATATACGCACACATCTTTGTAATATTCCTTGTATGTATATTTTTATTTCATTTAATATGAGGGGGTTTTATTATGAAATTACAAAAGAAAAAAACTTTACTAACTGGTTTGGTTATGGCATCTCTTGTTGGTAGTACAGCGATGGCAGCTGGTGTCGATAACACTGTAAATGGTGGTTTTGGTGCTGAAGCTTATGGTTATACAAATACTATCACTGCAACAGGTACATCAGCATTTTCTGTTGGTTATCAAAATGAAGTATCTGGTGCTAATAGTATTGCATATGGTCATAATAATAAAGCAGTTGGTTCAAATTCTATTGCTGGTGGTGAAAATTCCGAAGCAAAAGGTTATAGCAGTGTATCTATTGGTTCTTCTGCACAAGCATTATCAGATTATAGCTATGCCATTGGTTCTCAGGCACGAACTAATGGTGCTAACACTGTTGCTGTAGGTAATGGTTCATATGCAAGTAACGATAACGCATTGGCTGTGGGTTATGGTACTACAGCAGGTGGTAAAGACTCCATTGCTGTTGGCTCATTTGTTAAATCTAATTCTGATAACAATGTAGCTATTGGTACTTCGGTTACTACTGATAGTAATGATAGTGTTGGTATTGGTACCGCAGTTACTACTAAATCTAATAATAGTGTTGGTATTGGTAACAATGTTGTTAATAACCTTAGCAATAGTATTGGTATCGGCAACGGAGTTGCTACTGACTTTAATACTATTGGTATCGGCAATGGTGTTGAAACTAAGGTTCAAGACACTATTGCTATTGGTAACGGAGTAGTATCCAATGGCGAATCTTCAGTAGCTATTGGTAATGGTATTCATGCAGATGGAGTTAAAAGCGTAAACATTGGTACAAATGTATCAGCTAAAGGTGTATCTTCTATTGTTGTTGGTCGTGATACAGAGGTATCTGGTGATGATACTACAGTAGTAGGTGCTAACAATGGTACTGTTGGTGCTGACCAAAGTGTTGTTGTTGGTTATAACAACAAGGTACTAGATAACTCTAAAGAGCAGTTAATCTTTGGTGTAAATTCTCAAACTAAAGGTCAAGGCTCCGTTGTTGTTGGTTCTCATGCAAGTGCTACAGAGATTGATGCATTAGCATTAGGTAACAACACCATTGCCGATGTACAAAATGGTGTGGCTATTGGTACAAATTCTGTTACTGAAAGTCCTGTTGGTACATCTACAGTAAAAGACAATGCTACTGATATTCGTTTCTCTAACTCTACATTCGCTGGTGCTACACCTGATAGTGTAGTATCTTTCGGTACTCATGGTCGTGCTGGTGCTGGTGGTGTAACAGAATACACACGTCAACTTCAAAATGTTGCCGCTGGTAGAATTTCTGCTACATCTACAGATGCTATCAATGGTTCTCAGTTGTATGATACTGCACTAGAAGCTCAAAAATATAATACTGTAGTAGATGGTGTTAATACTACTGTTACATCTAAAGACAATGATTTTGGACGTAAGGAGTACAAAATCAATGTTAATAAAACATTAAAAGATATGGATTCTGTTGAATTTGGTAAGATTACTGATAATAATCGTGCTGTTATTGGTAAAGATGGTGTTCAGTTCTTTAATGGCAGTGAAAATATCAATGTTAAGCCTACAGGTATTCAAATTGAAAATACCGATACATTAACACAGGCTACATTCAATGGTGGTGGTATGCAAGCTAGTGATGATAATGCTACCATTCGATTCACTACAACTGATATTAGTGCTGGTGGTCAACAAATTCATGATGTAAAAGAGGGAACTAAGGATACAGATGCTGTTAATGTTAAACAGTTGAATGATAAAGCAAGTTCTCTAGATAAGGCTATTACATACAACACATTTAATATCAATAAAAATGCTGAAAAAATTGGTGAAAATGCTAATAACATCACTAAAAATGCATCTGACATTAAAGATTTAGGTGATAAAGTAAATAAAAATACTTCTGATATTAAATCTTTAGATGAAAAGATTAATGTTGTTGGTGAAGGTGCTGTAGTAAAAGCTAATAACTATACTGATAAACAAGTCGCTAAGGTTGGTGCTAATGCTGCCGCTTTAAGTGCCTTGCATCCATTATCTTTCAATGCTAATGAAAAGGTTGAGTATGCTGTTGGTTATGGTAACTATAAAGGTTCTAATGCTGTAGCAGTTGGTATGTTCGCACATCCTAACGAAAATACATTGTTATCTCTAGGTGCTACATTTGGTACTGGCGATAATATGATTAATGCTGGTGCTACATTCCGTATTGGTAAATCTTCTAAACAAGTTACTAATGCTAATACAGCCGTAGCTAAAGACGTTCAAGACTTAGCTAAGAAATACGAAGCTTTGGCTCAAAAATATGATAACCTTGTTAAACATTTAAATGCTGTTGAAGGTACTGATTTTGATGTAGAATATCCAGATGTACCTAAAACACATTGGGCATATGATTTTGTTAAAGATTTGTCTGATAAAGGTTTCTTAGTTGGTTACACAGATGGTACTTATAAAGGCGATAAAGCTATGACTCGTTATGAGTTCGCAACTGCTTTATATCGTGCATTACAACGTGGTGCTGTAATGGATGCTAACATGGTTAAAGCTATTAAAGAGTTTGAACCTGAATTGAAAGACGTAGAAAAAGCACAACGATTCGTAGTTGTACGTGAAAGTGGTTCTGATAATGAAATTCACAAAGTTGAACGTGTTCAAGTAAACACTCAATATGGTGAACATACATATCGTGATGCTTATGGTACAGAATTGAAATAATTTCATAGTCTTAAAAGAGTAGGTAGATAATACCTACTCTTTTTTATTTTGTAATTACAAAACTTTACAATACATAGTATATATGTTATATTAATAATAGATTAACTATGTTTAATGTGGTATCTTGTGGGAGGTGATTGAGTGTGAAAGATAGATATGTTAATAAAGCTATCGTAGGTATGATTGACAGTGTAGATGATGTAACAGATACAATGTGTAACATTTTAATACATGGCATTAATAGGAAGTTTCTAGTGCCTAAGTGGTGGACTGTTGCTAATAAGGTAGTAGTTTGTTTTAAAGGGTTTCAATTTAGAAATAAAAAGTTGGAATTAGATTATCTAGTCATACCTATTTCTGTTTTGCAGAATATAAGGTCTAAGAAGTATATTGTTGGGAGTGATGTATCTAGTGTATTATCTAATGTTGATACATCATATCTAGTAAAAGAAATAAATATGAATTATATTGAAAACTACAGTTAGGAGATTATATGCTAAGTCAAGAGTTACGTCCTAAGACATTAGACGATATGGCTGGTCAAGAAGAGGCTAAACGTCTAATAAAGGCGATTATTAAAAACCCAGAAAACGCACCTAAAGTGTTATTATTTTGTGGTAGCTTTGGTACTGGTAAATGTGTTACAGGTGATACAAGAGTTCATACTAGTGATGGCTATAAAAGAATTGATGAATTAGTACAAAACCCTGAATATGATGGAGAGGGGTTTATGGATATATCACCTCAGAATATTAAAGTTGTTGGTAGTACAGCTACACATTATTACTATGGTGGTAAGAAAAAGGTAGTTGAGATTAGTTCACCTAGCTTTAAGGTTAGGGGTACATATAATCATAGGGTTAAGGTGTATGGTGGTAAGGGAGGTTTACAGTGGAAAAAGCTTAAAGACATTACAACAGATGACTTTGTTGCTATTCCGTTAAAACATGATATCTTGTTTGATAATAAATCTAAAACTTATGAGTTCATGAAAGAGGATATCTCAGAAAGAGGTAAGGGGTATTTCTTAGGGACTTTATTTTTCAATATATTGTCTTATGGCTATGTGAATGATTACTACTTTGATGGTATCATCATAGCATCTACTAATGTTGAGTATCTTTCAAAAGGTTTAAAAGAGGATTACTATAGTATAGTAGATAATAAGGGTATCTGTATTAAGACTAGTTTAAGTAGGTATATAAAAGACTTCTTTACAGATGTTGTTACAATACCTGAATTTGTATTTTCATCAAATAGAGAGTTTATTTGTGGTTTCTTGTCTGTTGTATGTGAGTATTATCGTAAAGGGTTTGAATTTAAATTTGGTAATTTCACAGAGAGTGTGGCAAGAGATTTACAACAACTATTCTATTTACTTGGTATTGTTACACGTGTTGATGCTGTTAGTGGTAGTTTATATGACTTAAAGATAGCAGATTCTGCCAGTAGACATAAAGCTTTTGAAAGTTTATTTTCTGATTTAGGGTTGGTTCGTTACTTTTTTGAGGGCTGTGTTAATTATAGATGTAGTAAGTTAAAAATACCTAATGATGAGTATACAAGGTTTATTGCTGATAAGATGTATCAGTTAATTAAAGATGGTAATAACTTAAATAATTTACCACTATCTATTTATATGCACATGAGAGAAAGTGACTTTAGATTTATTAATAATAAGAGAACTAAAACTATGTCAGTAGATTCTTATTATAAGTTAGTTGGGGTTGCTCAGGTTCTTGGTATAGATGTTAATAAGAATAGAACTATTAAGGGATATAGTCAACTATTAGAAGATTATATGTTTGTTAGGGTTTCTTCTAAGAAAGAATTGTATAATGAGTATGACGTATATGACTTGACAGTTGAGGGTACACATACGTTTACAGCTAATGGGTTGATTAATCATAACACGACTGCATCACGTATTGTTGGTAGAGAGTTAAATAATATTAAAGATGAGAATTATGATTTATTAAATTCACCTTTCTATTATGAGTTTGACTCTACTGTCGTAGGTAATGTAGAAGAGATTAAAAAACTACGTGATATCTTTACTGTTTCATTTGGGGATTATTGGAGAATCGTTGTCCTTGACGAAACACATACAGTTTCTAGTCAAGCCCAAGCCGCTATGCTTAAAATGTTTGAGGAGACTAAAGGTAAGACTATCTATATTCTTGCTACTACAGACCCTCAAAAGTTGTTACCGACTATACGTAGTAGGGCATTAGAGATTAATTTCAATGATGTTCCAGTAGAGGCTATTGTAGATAACTTAACTAAGGTATCAGATGATAGAGGTTTAAATCTTTCAGAAGAGATTAAGTTGTTGATAGCTGATAGGTCTGGAGGTCATATGCGTAATGCACATATGCTATTAGATAAGTATATTCTGTTGGGTGAAGAGGACTTTAAGGATAGTATTAAATCATCTGTAACACTATTCTGTGATTACCTAATTGCTACTTATAAGAATGATAAAGATGCTGTCTTATCTAATATCAATGATTTATTAAGCATACCTAAAGATAATCTACAGTCGGATTGGTCTATTGTAATGACAGAGAGTTTACGTTCATTCTGTGGGTTTGAGTGTAGACATAAAGATATTAAGAGGTTGGTAGATACATATGGAAGTGATTTCAATATAATCGCTCAGTGCTATATGTCTACATGGGTTAAAAATATGTTCATTGATATACCTTATACACAAGCTACATTATTAAATATGTATAAGGTGGTACAAGGTGCTTTAGAGAAGAAACGGACACAAAGTGGTGTTGGTTCTGTTCAATCCATAGCAAGTAAGTATTATGGAAGACCTGTTAGGTGATAAAGTTTAGTAAATTTTTGTAATTAATACTTGCATATGTTTAGTGTTTGTGTTAATATATAGTCAAGGGTTAGGTACAGCGTATAGTATGTACATAACAACACATAGTCTACATGATTTTTTCACTCCTATGTTGTACCTAACTTAGTAATAATTATCAAATGTAAATAAAGATGCGTACAGCAATATTAAACATATCTGCCAATCCATTAGATACAAGGCATCTTGTTACGTAAAAAAAATTATATTTTAAAGACTCATACAGCTAATTTATGTTGGGTATACATTAATTGAGTCTTGTATAAAATATAGTGATAAAATTATATATAGTGGGGTAAAAGTTATAAAAGACTCATACAGCAATCCTAAAAATTTTTATGCTTTGAAAAATAAAAATGCCTGAGTCTTGTTCATAATTTAATCTCCTTTTAAATAATAGACCCGTACAGCTATTATCTTTATGGTAAATGAGAAAGAAGAACTATGGTAGATTATGCTACTGTTAGACTGAACCACTTCTTGTGCTAGTATAAGGTCATATCACAATTTTATATAAGATTTCTATTGATTTGGGTCTGGTATTAAAAAAATCGTAGTTTGATTGTATAATCTTAAAGATAGTGTAAGTGGTATGATTTAGCATAAGAGGTGGTTTTTTTATGTCTGAAAATAATGAAAAAGAGACAAGTACATTAGAAGAGACAAGTACATTAAAAGAGACATATACATTAGATGAAATTCTAGAGACAAATGCTTTAGGGTATGAAGCTACTTTAGAGGAAATACAGAATTGTATCTTCAAGAAAGATTTTGAGAGTATTATGAATCTTCCTGAAAACTTCATTATCGAAGGTTTGTCATATAATGAGATGTATAACAAGTTGTTAGGTTACTATATGTTTCAGCTAACAATCTTTACTGAGTCATATGAGGGTACTAAAGATTTATTAGAATTTCTTAAAAAGCTACGTGCTATGATAGAAAAGTATGCTAAGCTTTTTACAGATAGATTATTAGAGGTAGGATTAATTCTACCTAGTTACATTCATTAATTATAAGGAGATTTATTATGAATGATTTTATGGAATTATTAAAAAATAATGTAAAAACTACAACTACAAATGGTGCCGTTGCCTATAAAACAACAGGAAGTGCTTTGTTGGATTTAAATAATTCGGTACCTTTGTTACGAAATAAAGCCATTGAGTATTTATCTAGTGGTAACTTAATTGCCCTAGATACTATTTACTCTTTGTTTAAGAAGTCAATTCAAGAGGATGCTAATTACACGATTAAGTGGTTAATGTATTTACGTGACATTAATGGTGGTTTAGGGGAGCGTTCTTCTTATCGACTAATTTTAACAGAGATTGCTAATAATGTTCCAGAGTTAATTTTTGCGTTATTGCAGTCTAAACAGTTACAGGTATTAGGTCGATTTGATGATTTAATCTATGTGTGGGATACTACAACAAATAAAGACTCTAAGAATTATATCTTTAATTATGTAAAATATCAGTTAAGTGAAGATATTTTACATAATAAAAATGATGAAAGCGTATCTCTTTTAGCTAAGTGGTTGCCATCTGAAAATACAACTTCTCGTAAAACTAGACAGTTAGCAACTAGATTTAGAAAAGCTTTGGGCATGTCATCTAAGTCTTATCGTAGAATGTTATCTACACTACGTAAGAACATTGATGTGGTTGAACGTAAAATGTCTAACAATCAATGGGGCGAGATTAATTATCAAGGTGTTACTTCTAAGGCTAACCTAATTTATCGTAATGCGTTTATCAAACATGACCCTGAAAGACGTTCTAAGTATTTAGAAGATTTATCTAATGGTAATGTTAAGATTAATGCTGGCAAAATGTACTTATATGACATTATCAGTAAGTATAAAAATAGATGGGATATCGAATTTGATGAAACATTAGAGGCTTTGTGGGATGCTCAGGAAGTACCTAAAGATTATAATGATATCTTGGTGGTACGTGATGGTAGTGGTTCTATGACAACTGATGCTTTTGGTACAAATGTTTCTGTATTAGATATTGCTGATGCATTGACAATTTATACTACACAGCATAATAAATCTGAATACTATAAAGATAAATTCATTACATTTAGTGATTCACCAGAAGTTGTTGATTTAAGTAAATGTAATACGTTAAGTGATAAGCTTTCTGTGTTAGATGAGTATGATGATTGGTCTACAACTAATGTTGAAAGTGTGTTTGATTTAATTCTAGAGACTTCTATTAAGAATAAAGTAGATGCTAAGGATTTACCTAGTACTGTTTTGGTTGTATCTGATATGCAGTTCAATTCTGCTATGGGTACAAGCCCAGACAATGATACTTTATTTGAAAAGATTGCTAAGAAGTTTGAATCAGTTGGATACAAGTTACCTAAGTTGGTATTTTGGAATGTTTCTTCTTATAATAACACAGTGCCATTACAGAAAAATGATAATGGGTTGGTTATTATGAGCGGTTTCTCTAAAAACAATATAGATATGATTTTACATGACAACTTAGACCCAATAGAAGCTCTAAAGGCTGAGTTAGATAGTAAATACAGCTTTATTGATACAATTATTAGTAAGTCTTAACAATTACATATAAATAATAATGAAAAGTGTAGGTATTTAATATCTGCACTTTTTGTGCTATAATGGTAATTAGTAGTTACATTTTCTTTTTAACAGTCTATATTTAGATTATGGGGTATAAAATATGGCTTTACAACTTTATGAAGATGATTTGTTAGATGAAGAGGTGCTTTCTACTAAGTTAATTACATTAGCTGAGATTATAGTAAGGAAGCATTTCTATGCCAGTAGAGAGGATAAAGAGGATTTAGTTTCTATTGGTGTTTTAAAAGCTGTGAGGATGATTCATAGTGATAATTTTAGAAGTGATAAGGGGAATTTATGTACATTCTTATACACAGGTATGCGTAATGATATGCATAATTTCCTATATCATAAGAATAAGTTTGATACAGTAGATTTTGATACAACTTTTGATGATGGTGGTAGTTTAGATTATTATTTTGAAGATGAGGTAGCATCTGTTGATTATAGTCTAGTACATTTAATCTGTATGAGGTTTAAGTGCTTTGGTGATGCTTTAGATGATAAAGTTATTACAAAGCTTAAATCTTATGGATTTAAATTAGATGGTTATATTTCTCATAATGTTGGTAGTCAACTAAAGTGTAGTAATGATATTGTTAATCGTGTTGTTGGGTTACTCTTTTGGGAAATGAGACAGAGAGAGTTGAGTTCATTATTTAAGGATGGTGTGTTATGAGTTCTTATGGTTCTATTTCTACAATCACTATGAGTGATGAAGAGAAAGATTTATATGCTGAATATTTGAGTGTTTCTATTGGTAATCCTGTACTAGAGTTTGTTAAATATATGTTAGGTGATGACTATTTAAAATTCATTGATATTTGTAGTGGTACAAATTTTAATATTCCTAGCAATAAAGCTTTAGAGAGGGGAATTAATAATGTCAAGATGTATGCATATGTTAAGAAATGGAATTTCTCTAATGCATCTATTGTAAATGCTGGTAATATTTATAAAAAGACAGAGTTAGCTACAAGACGTATTGTGTTGTCAGTTGCCAATGCCTTAGGTGTTAAAGATACACTAGAGGGTGAGGCTTTAGTTAATTTTGTAGAAAATATTGAACCATATGCTGTTAAGAAGAGTGTTGAGACTTCATCTGACAGTGTTAGTGGTGATAACGATACTTCTGAAGTTTCAGAAGATGGTAATGTGTAGGTTTGTTAAAAAGTAGGTAATATAGTTATAAGATGGTATCTCCTATGGATAATAATGATTTAATCTCTATTCTAGCTAAAGGTGAGGAAGAAGAGGTTAAACAAGATACTAAAGATAGTCAAGTAGGAAGTGAAGATACAGAAGATGATAGTAATAATAGTGTTGGTACTTCTTTAAAAACGACAATGTCAGCTATGGATGTATTAGACATTGAGGATAGTTCTAATCATAGTACAACAGGTATATCTAGTGGTAGTGGTGATGTTAGTCAAGATTTAGAGAATTGGATTGATGGTAAGGATTTAGCACCATCTGATGATTTAAATCGTTTTGTAAGTGCTACTGATGTAAAGTTTAAATATGGGTTAACACATAACACATTAAATAACTTTACATTGATGGCACAGTTACAAAAGTTTCTAGATACATCTAATGAGATTTTGTTTAGTGAATCTGCCGCTATGAACCTTTCTCCAGATGAGTTAGAGAGTAGGGTTAGGATGGCATTTACAATGTATGCTGAGTTATCTAGGATTAATCAACGTACAGCATTAGCATTGGAAGAACAGCGTAGAAAATACAATGATGGTTCTACTGATATTGATAAGCTTTCGTTGTTGTTATCTTCTGTACCTAGTGATAAGTTAAAAGAAATTTTATATGCAATTACAAAGTCAAAGGGTTGATATATGAGTAATGCTAGATTAGAAGATTTATTGGGTGATTCTAGTTCATATACTGCTATGACTGATAAGGAAAAAGACTATTTTGTAAAACTTCTACAAGAGGAGATGCAACGTAGGGAAGATAGTGGTAGGGTTGAACAGGTAAGAGATATAGTTAGGATTGAGGATTGGATTAATTCTGACTATTATGTTGGTTCTGACCAGAAGAGCATATATCCTTATTGGAAAGATTTTATAGTTGATATTTTTAGGGATACAAGAAAAGATGATGAAAAGATTAATTCCGTCATATTAAGTGGATGCTTTACTGGTGATACTAAGGTTAGTTTACTTGATGGTAGAGAGTTATCTTTTTTAGAGTTGCTAGATGAGTATGGATATGATGGTAAGTTTTGGGTTTATTCTTGTACATCAGATGGTGATGTAGTACCTGGATTGGCTCATTCTGTTCATAAGACAAAGGTATCGACTAGAATTGCTATTGTAAAATTAGATAATGGTGAGGAGATTAAGTGTACTCCTGACCATAGGTTTATGTTAAGGGATGGTTCTTATGTTGAGGCAAAAGATTTAAACAGTGGTTTATTATTAATGTCTTTAAATAACATAAATGTTGTTTCAGTTGAAATAGAGGATTTAAGTGTTGATGTCTATGATTTAGAAGTAGATACGTATCACAATTTTGCTTTATCGTCTGGTGCATTTGTACATAATAGCATCGGTGTCGGCAAGAGTACTGTTGCTGAATTAATCATGATGCGTAAGATGTATGAGTTGTCTTGCTTTAGAAATATCAATGCTATGTTCAATTTGATGTCTAAGACAAATATTATGTTCTTATATTTTTCAGTTAATCAGAAACAGGCAGAACGTACTGGTTTTGGTGAGTATAGGGCATTGATTGATAATTCACCTTATTTCAATGAAAACTTCCAAAGGAATCCTAGACTTAATTCATTATTAGTATTCCCTGAGGGGATTTCATACGCTTATGGTTCAAGTGCTAGTGACAGTATCGGTATGAGTGTAATATGTTCAATGCTTGACGAAGCTAACTTTTTAGGTGGTAATGGACCGTCTAAAGATAGTGAGAAAGCTACTGACTTATATGCTAATATCGTAAATAGGTCTAACTCACGTTTTATCGTGGATGGTGGTATCAATCACTCATTAAATATTTTGGTATCATCAGCTACATATGAAAACTCAGCTACTGAACGTCAAATTAGGTTGTCTAGAAATGACCCACATACAATCGTTGCCGCTCCTGCTCAATGGGACGTTAAGCCTAAGAACTTTAGTAAGAAGTTCTTTTATGTATTTAAGGGTTCTAATTACTTAGAAGCTAATATAGTTAATTCTACAGATGATGTGAATAACTATAGAGTGTCTGAGGGTATGTCTAAGCACAAGTATATTGATGGTTTAGAGGATTATGAATCCATTAATAAAGCTATAGAAGAGTTACCACCTCATATGCAGACTAAGTTCTTAAAAGTTCCTGTAGATTTGAGGAATGGTTTTGAGGCTAACTTGTTAAGGTCTTTACAGGATATTGGTGGTGTATCTACAGGCTCACAAGGTAAATTATTTAGTTCACCTATGGTCTTGCAAGATTGTATAGATGTAAATAGACATCATCCATTTGTATCAAAAGAGATAGTAATATCTACAGGTGATGATATTAATGTTAAAGATTATCTGAGGGATGATTTTAGGTTAAAGTATCCTGAAAGGCCTAGATATCTTCATATTGACCAATCATTTAGGACGGATAGCACTGGCATATCATGTGTCTATGTTGATGATATCGTAGAGGAAGATGGTGTTAAAAAGCCTGTATTTGGTGTTGATTTTATGTTACGTATTAATCCACCAAAGCCACCTAAAAAGATAGCGATTTATAAAATACGTAACTTTGTTATTTATCTTGTAAATGTTATCGGTATGAAGATAGGTAAGTTGACATATGATATATTCAATTCTGAAGAGTCTAGACAGATTCTAGAGGAAATGGGTTTCAATGTAGGTTATTTATCTGTAGATAGAACAGATAAACCTTATCTAGACTTAGTAGAGATAATGTATGAAAAGCGTATAAAACTATATGATTATCCTATACTTCGATATGAGTTGCTCAACTTGTTACATGATAGGATAAGACGTAAAGTTGACCATCCTAAAGTAGTTACAGATGATGGTTTTGTTGATTATGATGGTAAGGGTAATGATGGTGTTACTGGGACTAGGGTAGGTTCTAAGGACGTATCTGATAGTTTGTGTGGTGCTATTCAAAATGCGTTACAAAGTACTGTATCTGATGCTGAGGGTAATAATGGTACGTTTAGCGATTTCTTAATGGCTAATCGAATAGGTTCATATGCTGGTATAGATGCACCAACTGATATATCAGTTGAAGAGATGATAGATAGACAGATAGATGATATGATAGAAGAGATGGAGATTAATGGTTTCTATTAGATTGGGGTATATATGGCATGGTATGATTTATTTGTAAATCGTAGAGGTTTACAAGATACTAGCATTTCTAGTGACATTATTGATGAAGTAGGTACAATAAAAGAAAGTGTACCTAATGATGTTGTTAGAGAGGTTAAGATTGTTGAGGATAATAGGGGAAATACTTTCTTTGATGGTAGTATTGAAAGTATACACTCTAAATCTATTAATGAAGGTTTGGTTAGTCTATCTCCTAGTAATTTACAACAATTATTAGGGACAGACGATAAAAACACTTTAGGTCAAATCGTTGAGGGTATAAGAGGAGACTACTCTTTAAAAGAGATTTTTGCTGAGAACGAAGAGATGTCTAAAGATTCAGTAATTGGTTCTGCTATGGAGATTATTGCCGATGATGCATGTACTCCTGACGAGACAACAAATAAAGTTATTATGATTGAATCCTCTGATGAGGGGTTGAAAAAGTTCTTAGAAGATTTCTTGATTAACAATATTAAAGTTGATGATAGAGTATGGTCTTGGGCATATGAGATTGTTAAACATGGTGATTTCAAGCTAAGGCGAAGAGAGTACTACGCTGGTTCTGCTAATAGTGGTATTAAATCTGTATACTATGAAGATGTTATTAATCCTTATTTAGTATCACGTATAGAGTATATGGGTAATGTACTTGGTTATGAGGATGAGGACTATTTATTTGATAGTGGTAGTTATCAAGATGCTGGTCAGTTCACTTCTGGTACGATGAGTGGTAGTGCTAAATTTGAGAAGAGTGATGAGTTTGTACATTTTATTTCTTCTAAACTTTCTAAACGTGAGAAGATTAAGTTGAATGTTAGGAAGTCTGATAATACACAAGAGGAAGTAACATGCTATAGGGTAGTAGGTACTTCTATTGTAGATAGTGCTAGGACTATGTTTAGAATTAATGCACTAATTGATAATATTCTTGTTTTATCACGTATTGCACGTTCAACTCAATTTAATCTTGTTAAGATTGAGGTTGGTAATGCTAACGCTGGTCAAACACAACAAATGCTTTCTGATGTTAGACGTAGATTTCAAGCTAATTCTAAGATGACTAAGGGTGTGGGGTTTAGGTCTGACCCATCACCTGTTCCAATTAATAGTAATATATATTTACCTACAAGAGATGGTAAAGGTGATGTTACTGTTGAGAGCATTGGTGATGGTGTTGACGTTCAATCTATTGTTGATGTTGATTATTTTACAGATAAGCTTTTTGCGAGTTTAAAAGTTCCTAAACAATATTTAGGTTTTGCTGAATCTTTAGGTTCTATGGGTAACAATTCGCTTGTTAAACAAGATTTAAGGTACGCACGTTCAATTTTAAGGGTTCAACAAATTTTGATTAATGGTATTACTGATTTGTGTGAGAACTACTTAAAATATCGTGGACGTGGTTCTGATGTTGGTGCATTTAAGATTTATATGCGTCCGTTACCAACTAGTGAGACATCTACTAGGGTTGAGGAATTTGTATCTAATCTTCAAATGATAGATTCAAGTAGTGCTTTCTTAGACTCATATGCTGATTACATTGATAAGGCTAAATGGCTTAAATCAATGTTAAATCTTGCTAATATTGATGCGAATGAAGTTGCAACAGATAAATTTAAAGATATTCTATCTGCTTTAGAAGATGGTACTTATGATGAGGGTGAGTTCGCTACTGAAGAACCTAGTGGTGAAGAGGATGCTCCGTGGTAATTAAATAGTGTTGTTTTTATAAGATATATCTTGTATAATAGTATTAGTTATACAAGATATATCTTTTTTATTTTGGGGTGGTTGAGATGAGTTTTAAGGTTAAAAATGCACCTTGCTTTAATTGTGACGGTAGATTTGTTGGTTGTCATAGTAAGTGTGATAAATATAAGGAATTTTCTGATAGTAGGAATGTCAATAGAGATGTTAGATTACAAGAAATAGATGTTGATACTTATTATAATCGCAAACATATTTCTATGAGGAGGAGATATTCATGAGTTTATTTGATGATTTACAGAAAGCGATTTTAGATGGTGACATGGATTTAGTCGCTGATTTACGTAGACGTATCATGCAAGGTGAGAGGGATGAAAGTTTAGATAAGAATATGATACAAGCTATAATTAAAAAAGAGCCTGGTAGGGTTATTCGTTCAATCATTAATTCAGATGATTTGGATGAGATTTCTTGTTTTAAAGCGTGTAGTTCATTGTTAACACATAACATTATTGAAGCACAAATAAATAATAGAGACATTAATGATTATCCTATTAATGAATTATACATTATTTTAGGTACATTCATTAATGATGGTTTAGATAGAGGTAAAGATGACTTTAAAAAATTTGTTACAA